CATTGAAAATGCTTGAGTCGGTGAATCTGAAAGAAGGAATATATCTTGTTGAATATGCCAATGGAAGGGATATTGAGATGATGTTTGTCGATTTACTAACGCCATCAGTTGAAACAATGCCATTTGAAAAGAGGCGTGATGAGATCGGTTGCCCAACATGGGCTTTGAAACCCATGATTGAAATTAGTGATGCTGCATATTATCTTGAACATGTTGGCACTAAACAACCGACTGTTCTGTGGAACGCAAATGGAATACTTACCTATGAGAGTTCAATATACGAAACTGTATTAATGAATACTCAACAGGTTCAGAAATCTGTTTTCATGGTTGTAGGTGGACTGTATGTAAAAGAAAATCCTCAATCGAAACCAGCATTGTCAAAATGGAGAGTCGCTGTTCGAGATGGCGACTCACATTATTCAGTAGGATTAGTTGATATTGATCCTACATTATCTTTGACTAGATTTACAAATCCACATAAGATTCGTGAAGGAGAAGAAGTCTCAATGAATAGCCCTGTGTTTGTTAATGTTAAGGTAATATCCTCTGGTTGGGGAGATTACGGGGCTTACATTCAAGGGATGATTGTTAGTGTAGCGAGTCGTGCGGGATTGAATGATTGTGTTAGCATTGATGAAATCGAAGCCTTAACAAAACGATGGGATGAAGAATATGGAGATAATGACTGATTTATGGGTTAATATGACTGGATGGGCTGTAAAAAAAGACGGGGTGAATGGATGGTTAAGGATGACTTTAGTAATGTTCACGATTTCAACAACATGTCTGATACTTCTGATTCTGCTGCTTCTATTTTACCCCTTGATATGGTTGATTCAAAAAACGCTTTGACTGACACTATGATGTCTGCTCTTTTAATCCGTGGAGACATTAGGTGTAGATTATCTACTAAGTTCAAATGCGGGTATGAAATCAGACCCATAATTTGGTTCTCCAAAAAAACAGATGAAATTGAAAGAACATTAGAGGCGATTGGTTTAGCCTGGAAAAACATATTTGTCACCACTGAGGATATAACCAAATTATGTCATGCTTTCTCAAAATTTTTCAATCTTAGTTCTATGTCAAATCAGTTAAAATTAGTGGCGAGTCTTAATGGACTGTTACCGCAGCCTCTTGATTATGATGAGGTTGTTGCGGCTTTGACTCAGATAGAAGAATGTAGTGAGTCATTATAAACCCTCAACCCTTCGGTCTAATCCCTGCGGAGGAATAACCCTATGAATGAAGCATTAAAGCGAATTGGAGAACAAAAAGGATGGAGTGATGAAGAAACAATAAAGGAATTCTCAGAGTTTATCAAAGAGAATTACCCTGAAATCTGGACTCAGGCTGGAGGTAATCTGAGCCACATTGAGGCAGAGGACTATGACTTCTTTTCATCAGCCTTTGAAGTAAATACTGTTAGAAGAAAAGGCACTGGCGGCAAGGGTGAAACTTGGGTCGGCATGATTGTAGCATATGATGGCAAGCGAGATATGATGCAGCGTCAGCGTGACACAGCGATAGACTCTGCTGAAATCAATCTAGGTCAAGCACTTAGATATGGCATCAAGCAAGGAGAAAAGACCGTTGCACTTGGCAGAGTTACTAAGAGTGACACAGAATGGATAGTCCACAGTGCAGATGATACTATTGTTTATCGTGAAGATGTTAAAGATGAAACACCACTTTGGGTCTTAGAATACGGTAGTGCTGGCGGTAAAATCTGTTTGCTGAAAGATGATGGTAAAACTCCTAAGAGAGCATTCATGGTAAAGCGTAAGTGGCTATTCATCGGAAACACGCAAGAGAAGTTCCTAAGCGAAGGTGCTTTGCCTCCTATGACCTTAGAATGTTCATTTGGTGCTGCTAATGTTGAATTGCAGATGCTAAGGCCAATCACTTTCAAGGCAGAGATGGAAACTGCCTGGAAACCTGCTGGTTCTGATGAACCGGATAAGCAACAGTTGGTAGCATTAGACATTGAGCCGGACTATGGATTAGACTGGGTTGATGATGAGTTGTTGCCAAAGGTTACACAGTTGTTTGCACCGGATCAATTCATTGCTAGTTTCATGCCAACAGTTGATTTGGCAGATGTATTCGATTACCACATGGAGAAGCGAATTATTCTATCATCTGGTAAAGACTTCGGCCCACTATTCGCAATCAGTGGCACTGTTGATTATATCGATCATGCAGGTAAAGAAAACCTATACACTGAAGGCGGATTCAAACATGCTATCACATTGACATCTAACAGTCTAAGGAGAGAGGATGCGGGTGCTAGTCTGTGGGTTGATGTATCACGCTACCTAGTTGATGAGCAACATGCGTTCAAAGTCAAGAAGGCTGATGGCTGGAGAGATTACGCTAGTGGCAGTAGGGTTTGGGTTATTGTGCGTTCAAGGACATGGGCCGGAACTGACGGCAGCCTTAATATGAACCTAGATGCAAAGAGTTTGTATGCCATGCCACTTAGGTCTATTGTTGCGAGAGAAGCACCAGCAGATGCTAATGATATTTCACATACGGATGGATTTTGATAAGGAGTGAGCCTAGATGACAGGAACAGGATTTTTAGATAATTGGAAAGCAGTTGATACTAACAAGGATGTATCAGAAAGACAAGAGAAGCCGGTAAATCAAGACCCAAAGGATTTGCCTTCAACTTCTAGCGTTGGTGAAGCACCAGTGTATTCACCGCCTAAGAAGGGTGTATCGGTTTCGATTTCAACTCTTGAGGAAATACCGATTGAGGCTTTGGTTGATGAAGCACCGCCATTGGAAATTGAAGAAGATGCTATTGTAGCAGCAGCACCAAGCGGAGAATGGTCGCTGCCTCAATCAGCCAATCCTGCATGGAAAAGAGTTGCAGCATCTCGATCCACACATGTTCGAGATACACGCAAGGTTCTGTGCGGAGTTGTAGGTGGCAGAAAGGCCGGTAAAACTGGTATGCTAACAGATTCTCTGACTGATGAAGAAATTGCTAATGGTGCAATGATATTTATTTCGGACTTTGATGGTGGAGGCGATTCAACTACATCTGCACATCATAGAGATAAGCAAGAAAACATCGTAGTGTTGAATCCTTGGGTTTTGAATAGAAAGTCCAAGAGTCGTGTTCCTTTCAACTATCCAGAAACTTTCAACAAGGCTATGGATGACTTACTGTATGCTCTTGAAATTGCTGAATCACAGGATGAATACTTCAAACTACATGGCAGAATGCCAAATCCATATCTCAAGACCTTTGTTTTCGATGGCATGGATCACTGGCTTCATGTTTGTGGAACTGCAATGAAGATAGAGGACTTAGACCTTGGAGATGATGCTGTTGATGTATCTGGCAGAAAGACGGCCACTAAGGTTGGCAGATTCAATTGGGAGTTTAGAAAGAACAGATACCAGGCTGCTATGAATGCGTTTCAAGAGTTGGCACGATTGAATGTTCATGTCTATGTTATCACTGGTGTAAAGCCATCATACGATTCTAACGGCAATGAAATCATGGGTGCTGATGTGCCAGCATGGTTGAAAGACACTGAGCGTGACCTAGAACAACTAATCGAAGTCACATTAGAAGAAGAACGTGATGAGTTAGGCTCTTTGACTGGCGAAGTTATCTCAAGGGCTAGAATGAAGTTTAATCGCACATCCCTGCGCCTACCTGAGCCTGTAATCCTGTTCAAGCAGCAGGAAGGCACAGACGGTCAATGGTTTGGCTATGAGGGCTTGAAAGACGGGTCTTTTGAGCATTCTAGCGATATTCACACTCTTGAAACAGAGGAATAAAGGTGAAAGTAGATGACTGACGACCTGCCGAAGCCGGTCAAGATCCGAGTGGGCAATGTAATAAGTATTCATTCAGAAGAAGCAGAGCCTGTTTTCGCAGCAGTTGGCAAATTGCGTGACGACTATGGAATAAGTTTTGATACTGGAATTGATTCTCATGGCCTGTTCGATTGGTATTTAGATTGGTCTTTACAGCATCCTAATTCTTTGACTAAAGATGAAGCGGTAATTAAGATACAAGAACTTCTTGACACAATAGGTTTGAAATATACGATTAGAATAGAAACTTACATGGATGTTTGATTATGAAGATTAGGCCACCAAAGCCAAGACCAGTTCCCGTAAGCGGAACGCTATTTTCAACCTATGCGTGGCATCCAGGCATGGCAGATGATAAGGTTCTAAGAGTAAGTAAATCATCGTTGGGCGCATTCCAAACATGTGAACAACAATACTTCGCCAAGTATGTTTTAGGAGTGAAAGAGCCAGAGAATGACAACATGATTCGAGGAACAAATGTGCATGACGCATATGAGTTTATCATGGGGCATAGTCTTGACATTGAACATGCTACATCTTTGAAGGAGGAAAGAGGTTATGATGCAGTAAAAGATTATTTTCATACGCTTATTCCAGAGAAGCAGATAAAGAAGGGTTGGGATGACGAGTATGCTAAACCCACTGGTAATGACTATACATTAGGCGAACCTGCTCATCTATCAAAGTTAATGGTAGGAGAAGCAAAGCGTTTCATGGTGTCTAATCCAAACGCTTTCAAACCAGTTGGTAATGAATTAGGAGTCGATGCCTTAGTTGAATTAGACATCAATGGCACTAAAGTTCAGGTTCATCTGAATGGTTTTATTGATAGACTATTTTTAGACGATAATGGTGATTATCATGTTCATGAATTGAAAACTGGTCTATGGAAAGATAAGAAAACCAAATATCAGAGCATGGCAAAGGAGATGGCATTCTATGTATATATGCTCAGTAAATCCACACAGCCCGATTTTGGAGGTGTAAAGGCTTCTTATTGGGGTTGGGATCACACAAGAGGACATGAACATAACCCAAGTGAGTTATACCGCTTTGTTGAGCCTGTAAAGAGCAAAGTCTTATTGGATATGCTGACAGACTTGAAAGCATTAGTGTCTGCACATTTGAGATACAAAGGCGATAATGACGGCAAGATGTTTGCAGTAAAGCCCTCTGGCTCAGAAAGATACTTTTGTGAACCTTGGTGTGCAATAAAGGGCTACTGTCCTAAATATGAGCGTCATATGATGCCACATGAGTTAAGACCAAAAACAGGGTGAGAATAATGTTAAGGAGATTTTTTCGTGCCTGTTGGGATTTCATATCTCAACCGTTTTTTTGGTGGTGACTGAATGGCTCTTTTCGACCATTTTCCACGTGAAATTGATATGAGAACACGCAAGGTTATTCACAACAAAAAGCAGTTAGAGCATTACATTAAGACTACAAATGGTAAAGGAAATCTGACGACTACTGTATATGGATTCAGAGATTTGAAAACAAAGGGCAACCGATGTGAATACAATACTGCAATTATTCCCCACTTTGTAATGGATTTCGATGCTGATCAAGCCTTGCGTGTGCATAGTTATGAAGAAAACTTAGCAAAGGAATCATGCTGTAAAGAAGTCGAAACAATATCTTCGGAATTATCAACAAACAATATCCAACATGCAATATGGTTCACTGGAGGCGGTTTTCACATTTGGGTGAAATTAGATCAAGAGTATATTTTGCCTCCTAACAAAATGTCTGATTTGCTTTTTTCTGGTCGAATGATTATTAATCAGTGGGTAAAAACGCACGATTTGAAAACTCTTGACCCAGTTGTTTCATTCCGCCCTGACCGTCACATAAGAATACCAAACACATACAATTTCAAACGACAAATTTGGGGAATACCTGTGTGGAGAGAGGATTTGATGCAGGGATGGAATTACATTGTCACTAAAGCACAGGAACCCGCACCAGGTATGAATCTGTATGAAGGAAAGGGCATGTCAATTAAAATCATAGAGAGAGATTCAATCAATCTATTCGATTCGAGTAACAGCGTGGCTAAATCATTTGAAGCGGGAGATATTGAAATTGACATAGAACGCATAAATAACATTCCAATGTTGCCATGCCTAGCCCAAGCCGCATGTGAAAAGGGTAGTAACCCGCCCCACAAGCCCCGTTCCTATTTAATGATGTATCTGATGGACTACTTTCGCAATTTTGCTAGACCGCCACGATCAAGCACAGTATCTAATCAAGAAGTATTAACTCTAACTCATGCCTTTATCCGTTCATTAGAATGGGCTGATTACAAACCAAGTGAAACCAGCAAATATCTAACTCATGGAGTTGAAAGATACTATCTAACTCCAACCTGCCCCACGATATACCATGAAGGATTGTGTGTGGGCAAGTGTCCTTACTATGATGAAAAGGGGGCAACCGCATGAGCGAAGAAAAAGAATTAGAAGAAATAAGAAGAAAGAAAGCAGAAGAAATGCTACAAGCACACCACAAGGGAGAAGCACCGCCAGAGGTATTGGATTGGTCTTTTAGAAGGTCAAACCAATCTGGATTCTTTGAGATATGCCAAACAGATAACATGGTTGCCGTAACTCAAGATCCTAACTGGGCTTCTTTGGTAGTGGATATGTTAAACAGTTTAACGCTGGCTCAACAAGTGATTGGAAATGATGAAACGGAGGTGAAGGAATGAGTGACCGTTCTCATTGGACTAAACTAGATTGGATGAGTTTGCGATACCATCCATCAATCACTTGCGCTTGTTGTAATGAGCGATTTTCAAAGAATATACCTAAGCCTGTGAAATTAAAGGAGAAAGACTAGGAGAGGTTAGTAATGACTGATCAACGTATTCTTTTTATTGATAATCGAGAGCGTTCTGGATTAGAGCAATTAGTAATGAAGTATTGTGATAAAAATAAATTAAATTATCAAATGCGTCAAACCATGATTACAGATTATTGTTTTGCTGATGTCGGCATCGAAGCGAAATCCATAGAAGATTATCTTCAAAGCCTTTATTCAGGGCATTTAGAACGCCAATTGCAGAATCTTGAAGATAATTACAATTCAGCGATTTTGCTAGTTCATGGAACGCTCGATCAACACATTGCTAAAGGAAAGAAGCGTGGCAAAAACATACCTTATGCAAAGGTCTTTGGCTCATTTACTGGTTCTCTCGCTAGATTTTCGACTGACTATGACATTTCCATTTTGACATTCCCTAACAAATCACTCGCTGCACGTTTTATCTGCAAACGATTTGAAAAACATGGCACTTTAGGTTCATCATCAACATATAGATTATTGAGAAAAACTGCGACAGAAGATATGCGTATTGACATATTACAGGGTGCAGGATGTAGTATAGCGATAGCGAAACGCCTGTTGGAAATGTATGGCTCTATTGTTGAAATATCGTCACTGAATGAAAAAGAATTACAAGCGGTTGAAGGTATAGGAAAGGTTAGGGCCAAAAGAATACTGCAAGCATTTAACAGTGAAACTCCGGTGGCCCAAGAGAAAATTAGAATGTCCAGGGCATGATAAGGTGAGGATTGATATACGATACTTACGGTGGATTATGATGCCCAAGAATGAGAAGGAGGAATAATATGTTACTAAAGCCTACATCAGATTCAGGAAACCGAAAATGGCATGATTATACACTAATCAAAACACCATTTGAAGGAAGTAGATTTATCAAAGAATACATTGATAGATTCAACACTGTATCTTTCTTCAATGAGTTCGCAGGGATGTTGTCTTTATTCTATGTCACAGGGCAAGTCATTGCACCATATGTCCGTGTTCCAATTCATGGTTCACATTTAGATACTAGAGTGCATGTATATTGGATTCAACAATCTCGAACTGGTAAATCTGCCGCTTACGAATTTACGAAGCAATTACTTGATGCTTGCGAAGTTGAGAGTGCTAAGTTCACATCTGGTTCTGATGCAGGGCTGCTAGGCCACGTGGATCAAGAACCAGAGTATGATGAAGAAGGTAAGCCGACTGGTAAAATGGAATACAAGGTAACTAAAGGATTGTTGAATGGTTACAAGACTTTACTATTTGATGAAGCAAGTGTATTACTTGACGATAAGAAGTCATATTTCTCAGAGAAAATTCTGTATCTGCAAGAAGCAATGGCCCCAATCGGTTCTGCCACTAACAATTTGGCTAAGGTATTGAAGGGGGCAGACATCCAAGTTGTATCTGGAGTTTCTATATGGGCGACTACATTCCCTCCAAAGGACATCATGCACCATGTATTAGAGAAAGGATTCTTCCAGCGTGTATTCCTATATCAAAATGACGTAAGCCAAGAGCAGCGTCAAACTACCAGCGAACACCGATTACAGGGCGCATATGTGCCTGTTCCTGAGAAAGTTTGGGGTTACGGAGAGTTGGCAGATTTCATACTAGAAAAGCGTGATCAGATTAGAGATAGATTGCTAAAAGCAGCAGATTTATCCTTAGAAGATTGGGATGCAATGAGTGATCATGAAAGGGATATGGTTGCTAACAAACATGCGTATGACATATTTACTGTTGATGAATCATATCATGCAGCATTACTGAACGCTACAACCGATTACTATGAGTTAGTGAACCAGATACATGATGCTAATGTTAGAGAAACTGCAACATCATTTATTCCTAACCTTGAAAACTATACCATGACATTTGGAAATATTATCGCTACACTAATGAGTTCTTCAGTAATTACTGCCGACCACATCATGATGGCTACTGAAATCATTTATGACAATCTACACAATCTGTGTATTTGGTTAGAGCAGAAGCAGGATTTCAAAGCAAAAAAGAAGCGTGATGCTTCTTTGCACGAATGGAAAATTGCTTACAGTAAGTGTAAGAAACTAGCACACTCTAGATCTAAACGTGAATGTGTAGCAAAAAAGGAACTAGAAAGAGTATATGCGATAAATCAAGGCGTAAGTAAAAAGACAGCAGAAAGACGATTGAAGAAATTGACTGAATCACCTGACGCTGATAGATTGATGGATGGCAGAAATGCTTTTATCGCTTTCAATTGGTGATAAAATGAAGAAAAAGGTAAGACGGTTTTTAGATAAAAAAGGTCTTGTTCCTATTGTCGTTTTTACTACCACTGATCCAGCAGAATTAGATACTGGTTATTCTGAACCTTCAAAGATTAGAGTCGATTTAGTAATGATATACAAAGACAATTCTTATCACTTATTTCAAAGGTCTGAAGGTCAAGATTTTATTTTTGATGAAACAAGAGTCAAAAGTCATCAATTAAAACAATTAAAGCCATTCTTGTCTGGTTCAACCCTTGTTAGTTATGATTTGAAATTAGTAAAAGGAATGTTAAAAATGAATTCTGTAAATACAAGAGAATTAGATATATTGTCAACAGTAGTTAGAAACACATCTGCTAGATATTCTTTATTCAATTTGGCATTTTGGAATGGTTGTGATGACTCATCAAGACTTGGAGAAGCGTTTGCTTTACATCATGCTAGAGTAATCGCTGATTGGGCTAATGGTTATGCTAGAAGCGTGGTTAAGAAACTTCAAGGGCAATTGAAATATATTTCTAATTTAACTTACAGAATTAAGGTGCATGGTAATCTAGTTGTGAAAAAGGATGGAAAACGAACTAAAATACAAATCAAATCTAGTGGTGACGAAGAAGAATGAAACCCTATCGTGATCGAGTAACACAGACTTGTTCTAACTGTAATACCGATGTTTTGGCTATTAGGATAAATGGCTTCTATGCGGGAAGTAGGGATAGAATCTTTTTATGGGAATGCCCTTTGTGCAATTATATCTGGCGTAAGCCAAATCCAGTGGTGAAGAATAAATGACTGTATTTCAAAAGGCTTGGGATTTGTTAAAAATAGGATATATACCAAGCGAAAATCCTGAAGATAGAGAGCGCAGAGAAATGTTGGAAAGTCTGAGTTTGGGCAACATATCTAAAATGGCAAAAGAATTATTCTTAGACACAATAATAGCACACTTAGAAACAGGTCAAGAGGATTATGTAATGAGTGAATTAGCAAAAGAAGGCTACGTTGGAAATCTTGAAAAGTATGTGGAAGAAGGTCGCAGAATGGCAATTGCAGAAGTGAGGGCGAAACTGGGATGATTTGCGATTGTAGCACTTGTCAAGTCTTAGCAAAGGCTGTAATGATAAGGCCAAATCAAGATAAGATTCTTGCCACAGTTATACTAAATAAGGCAAAGAAAAAGTCCAAACCGTTTCACGGTTACAATCCCAAGAAGCACAGTCGCAAGGGCGGATTGAGTGCTAAAGGCAGAGCGCACTTCAAAAGAAAAGAAGGTGCGAATCTAAAGCCCCCTGTCACAACCAAACCTAGCAAACTCAAACCAGGATCAAAGAAGGCTAAGAGGCGAAAGTCTTTTTGCGCCAGAATGTCTGGAGTCAAAGGGCCAACCAGTAAAGGCGGTAAATTAACACCAAAGGGTGCAGCGTTGAAAAGGTGGAATTGCTGATGAATGCTTTTGAGAACAGTTGGAATACGTTGAAATCAGATATGTCTGATATTGCTTCATTAGTTGATGAGATACGAATGCTTGTGGAAAATCAAAACGCTCATCCAATAATCGCTGCAAGAATGGTTGCAGAAGCAAACTATCCTGGCGAAAGGGATCAGAGAAAAATGGGTAGAATGTTGTTTCAAGCATATGTTAATTCAATGAGTTGAAACCATGTCTAACACTAATTTAGCAGAGGGTCACGAAAAGACAGCAACAGGGGCATCAACCTATCAAAACGATGGGCTTAGAGATACAGATGTTCTAACTAGCCCTTCTCTGACTAACAATGTTGAACGTGGTCTTGGGAACGGAGTTATACCAATCACACTAAACCGATATGACGAAGCAAACAGGAATAACCCAGTAAGTGGCAATTGCTGTGTTAGGCCAAATGGAACATTAGGTAGCACTAAAGAGTTGTATGTTGATGTAGGAGTAGTTCAGTTAGATGGGATGTTTTACAATGTTGGTTCTGCCTCTGTTTTAGACATAGGTGGATCAGCAAATTACCATTCTAGTGTTCATGGTTCTGCCATTCCAAATGGCACAAACCCTACCGATGAAGCCATACTGTTAGTTTATGTAGATCCTAGATTGCCTAACAATGTAGGTTTCACTTATGGGTCATATGTTGAAACTTCTACTGGCGTATATCCTCAATCCCCATCCGGCCATTTAGTGAAACAAAACACAGTATTGGCCGCAGTTCGAGTAGGTAAAGGTGCATCGAACCCAGTTATCTTAGCAATAGAAGATAAGAGAGTTTTCAATAGACCTGGCCCAGTAGCCTTGTCTGCAATAGAACACAGTGATGGCACTGAAAGCAGCATGAGAAACGACTTCATAGCAGGTCTAAATGCAGCCAATTTACCAATTACAGATTTAGGAGTTTTGTTTGCTAGAAATCCATCTGGAATACATACTGGAATACCACAAGGGATAGGTCAAACTCATCTATTTTTCCAATCTGATATTGGTTTAGGGTTAGCACCAGGGGGCGGAGGAACTTATCAAATAACCCCTATTCATAGAACTGCAAAAACAGACGCATTACCATACCCTACTGGTTCACCAACAGTGCTTCCATTTGGAAACGCTGCACCTGCTGGACTTCTTTTTAAGCCATTAGTGAGTGAAGAAGATGGAGTTACAAGCCTCATAACTGTTGAAGCATATGACGCTTCACATCTTCATGTTGGCACTATGATTGAAGGATTGCATTACACTGTAACTCCCACTGAGTTGTCGCTCAATGATCCAGCCTCTTTGCCCCCACCGTTAGGAACAGCAACAACTGTTGTAATTACCTACGTTCATGCAGGTCATGTTTGATTAAAGTCAAATAGTGTATGACTAATTTTATCGCTTCTTTTGAGAAGTGGATATGGAGTTTTTTCACCTGCTAAGGCTTTTTCAACCGCTATGATTGTATCTTCACCCAAAGCGTATGGGATTAGAGATTTCATATGATATTGTGGTATTCTAACACCACTTGGTAGCACCATAGATTTGATACCTTGAACTCCTGTTTTTGCACCTCTTGGCCCCCATGCGTGTAACACACCCGCATCTCCAGATTCTTTGCCGGTTCTCTGCGGGATATTCTTTACTGCCTTTTTACCATACAATGCTTGTAATTCATCAAGACTCATATCGAATACTGGTGCATTAGGGTGAAGTCCTGGTTTTGTATGTGGCCTTGGTAGCCAAATGCCTCCAGCGTTAGTCCATAAATCGGTTTGTTTTCGAGATGGGATAGCAGGATGTCCTGGGATGTCATGTCTTGGAACTCCTAGCAAATCAGCCATTGGCCCTGAATATGATGCGTGAGTAATTGTTGGCGGTGGAACTTTGCTACCAGTTGTTTTTACGCCTAATGGCTGTCCTAGTGGCCGCATACCCATTTCTGGTTGGTATCTCATCATACCAGTTGGATTTTCTAGCCACCAATACATGGGGTCGTCAGTATCACGGCCTTCATTGTGAACTCTATAATCCTGCAAGTCATCAATGAATTCTAAAGTATGAATCATCAGTTGGCGACCTAACTTAGCCGCATCATTCGTTGGAGTAGGGCCAACTCCTTCTCTAGTAAAGAATTCAGCATTGCCTTTATTCCTCGCTCTGTTGAAAGCCTGTTTCTTTTTGTCGTCACCAGCCCAATCTTCCCATCCTTGCATTCTTGCCCCCACTGAGTTACCTTCACATGGGGGTGAAGCATAGAATACATCTGGTGTTTTCCCGTTTAAGATTTTGATTACATCTTGGGCTGAATAATTCAAAATATTTCCTGGCATTTCAGGCATATATCCTAAATCATAATCTGCCCAACTTTCATCTGGATTGCCAGCATACATTATTTCGTTACGAATTACATTATGGCCTCTATCTCTGGCTGCTTGCGCCCAACCTGCATGTATCTCAGGGTTGCCACCAGCACCTGCATAAGTTTCTAAAACATTTAAGGTATTTACTTTCATCAACTACATGCAGTATCAAATTCCATATCAAGCCTCACCTTTTTGTTGAGGCTCTTTTGCCACCTGCGCCTAATTGCCTACGCATGGCAGGGCGAACAGTTCCTCTACTCTTGTTACGCTTGTATCTGCGCTTCGTTCTTTCACGCTTGACTTTTCTCGAAACATCCCATACACGGTGTTCTGCTTGTCTATATGGTCTGTCGCTGATATTGGATCGAGAATACCCTCTGAATTTGCCTTTATCCTCATTCTTTGTAATAGAATCCCAAGCAGCCTCAAATGACTTTTTTACAGGAGATGCGTCTATTGGTTTTGGCATCGTAACTTGATTTCCTTTCCCTCTAAATGCTTCTGGAGTAGATCTACCTCTAAATGCAGAAGTATTTGGATGATTCTTTAACGCTCGATTTACTTCTTTTTCATCTCCAAATTCTTGAAGTGTGTGCGCCCCAATTTCATGTGCAAGATTAATGTTTTCACCAGGTAATTCACCTCTTTTCACCGCTTGCTTCAATTCGTCATCAATGGCTTCATGGCCGTATTCGTGAGTAAGTGTGCTGATTATACTCTCTATTGCATCATCTTCATTATACTTGCCAGCATAAACATTCTTAGGGCCGTAAGATGCCAAATTAACCCCTAAATGAGTTGTATAATCTCTCTCTTGCCCTTCATACGTTCTCGGCAGATTAATGTTATTTTTCAGATATTTTTTCCCAGTTTTATCATAACCCCTTATTTCATTACCATCTTTATCAACATAGGTAATTATTGACTTCCCAGGGGTGTCCGTTCTAACTGTCTTAGTTTGGGGCAAAGAACCGCCCCTTCTAAATTCGGCATTATTAGGGGTGGCATTTAGCCCACGATTTTGAAGTTCTTCTTGAGTATAAGGGGTTTTATCGGTTCGATAACCAACGCCTAAGAGTTCATCTGTAAAACCGTCACCTGTGACCTCTGTATTTTCACTAGATGGGTTAGCATCATACGTCACTGGTTTTCCTTTGTAAGTCGTATCTGCCCCTGAATAAGAATCCCACACTTTTTTTCCAGCAAATAATTTACCCAAGCCTTTTGTTGGTCTTTTAATATGATCTGGCACTCTAGTAGTGGCTGTTGCTATTGGCCCAGTAAATTCACCTGCGCTTAAACCTCTATTGCCAAAATAAAAATCTTTCAAAATACTCTTAACCACTGTTGGCTTACCTCCAACGCCCTGTGGTTTTGACCGCTTTCTCCTAGTAGCAGCCTTCTTGTCTTTTTGACTCATTGAACGGGATGTCTTTGGCGTTTTGTCGCTGACCTTCTTTGATGGTCGGCACTTAGGGTAGCCCTTACTATCAGTCTTGGCTTCATCACGCCCACATGGAGGGTGCTTGCCATCTTTATCCTTGCGTGAAACATCAACCCACTTTTCCTTAAACCATCTTCTCAAATCTTTTGAGATTAAATCAGAAACTGGGTTCAGAATCATTATTTTTTCGACTCCTTGTATTTACGCTTCGCTTCTCTAACTAACTTCTTCGATTTACCCCTTGCTTGTTCTAAGGTTGGATGGAATTTGAGTATAACTTTTCTAGCGTCTTTTTTTATTGATTTGCCATCAACTATAACTTCTACTGGATATACTTCAAATTTATCATACCAGTATGCTACTTCATATCCCCCATCTTTAAGTAATTCAACAAGAACGCCTCTTTTGTAATCTTTATCTTCGGCTTGTAAAACCTTCATTTCACCTCTTGGTAAAGTGAAATCCACACCCTTCATTTTTTGGAACTTGCCTTTGGTTTTTTTCGCATCTTTTGTTCCGCACTCATGCTTTACAAAATCCCAAGCCATGTCAAAAGCGGTCATGATTTATACCCCATCGGATCTACGCCTTTATCTCGCATGAAATCCTCAATTGAAGGTGGGCGGAAAACTACGCCACGCTTTGGGTGCATTCTACGATCTGTCAATAAATCACCAACTTCACCCATACCCATTCTAAGTGGCACTGAACCCATCTGTATTCTCATTGGTTTGGCTTCATTAAACAGCCTAAAGGCATCTTTTTGGTCTGGCATTTCCCCTCCCATATAGTCATCCAAAAATGCTTGATAATAGGCCATTTTTGCATCATATTCAGCCATTTTTTGCCTTTCTTCTTCCTCCATCGCAGCCAACATTGCCATCTCCTTTGCGCTAACGGTGGTGTCTAACATGTCGTATGCCATTGGAGATTGGCTGATTAAACGACCTATTGGTGTCTCTCTCCAATGCTCTTTTTTGAGCAAATCCCAAGCAGTATCAAAAGCGGTCATTTCTTCTTCCCCTTCTTGCCTTTCTTTTTCCAACCGCCACCTTTGGACTTATACCACTTAGCAGCCCAACCGTTGGCATAGGCTGAGGGATAGACCTTGAACTTGGATCGAGCCTTCGATTTGGCTTGCGACCAAAGACTAGGGTTGGTTGGGGCGTTGTCGCCCTTCTCATCGCTTTTCATCAATTCCCATGCAATCTCAAATGTTTCTGTCATTATCTAACCTCCATTAAAATATCCACACGGACTTCATTTGTGCTATTTTTTTGAATTGGCATAAATGTAGCCCTAAAAGATGGAGTATCAAGTGGATTTGTGCCATGTAAAACAACCTCTGTAATTGATTGCTCACTGGTAACTTGTGTATCAAACAAAGCACTGACTGATATTGTGCGATTATCAATTTTCTGAACAGTCGCAGAACGGCTCATCTTTGTGTTACCTGCCCCGCCATCACGACTAGAGGCATCTGTGCTACCAGAACCTAGAGAACATTGTTTAATTAAAGTCTGCAAGTGATCTGTCAATGCGGCTTTGAGGGGGTCGAGAACTGGCATAATCATTCATCCTTTTTTTCTTTTTTTTCCCTTAATTTTTGATAATGTCTTTGATAATCCCTTCTGGATGGTCTAGGAGGGTTGCGAAGCATGTATTGAAGTGGGTTTCGTGGCTTCACATAATCGCTAGGTCGATTTCTTGGTGCTATTTCGATGTCATCCTTCAATAAGTGCCATGCTTTTTCAAATAAACTAACCATCTTATTTCACCACGTAATTTCGGCTCTTACTGTTGCCGATAGGGAACGCTCTTTTATTTCCATCCCTAACACCTATCTTTCCAAGTCCGTTTTTGTATTTTGCACCGATAATGAATCCGGTTTCATTTACATTCCTAACACGGACTCTGTGAACCGATATGATATTGACTTTTGAGGACATGGTGATGTTTTCCTTAATGTCCTTATCACCTGCGCTTTCACTTAATCCGCTAATGTCTATTGTGCTAGTTTTTATGTCAGATAATAGTCCTTCAATACCCTTTTCATATTGCCCAATAATCAAATCGGTTCGTAGGCTTTGATACTTGTGTTTGGCCTCAAATACTGCAAATTTCCCAACCACTCCATGATTTGGTAAATTGACATCAATTATATCTCCAGCCATTATAGAAGTAGCATTCATTAATCCTTTCATTGTAATCATTGGCGCACCATTTTCAGACCTTGATAACAGTGTTTTAGCCAATTTTCTTGCAGCAGAAACACTCTTTATTCCAGGTATTTGTTGTCTCAGTGTTTTGACAACAGTTTCCTCTCCACTGGTTGCAGCCTCACGAATCTTCTCACTGTCTTGAACTCTAATGAATACAATTTCATTTCCAGCAATTACATCACCTACAATTACAATTTCATTTGGTGAATCAAACAAGCGACTAACTTCTATCAAATCTGCCCCGTTTTGACTACCTATTCTTAATCCTCTTTCTTTGAAAATATCGCTAGTTAGAAGAATTGACCCATTATTTTCACTCATCATTTGACGGCCATCTAACTGTGCTATGTTTCTCAAAACCTCCATAGTGTTTAGACCTCTAGTATCACGTGCAATGTATTTGTTGCTGTGATCATTGATTTGCCTTAGCATTGGATGTGCGCCTAAGTAACTTTCAATATCCCTAGAATTATTGTGGAACTCGTTAGACGGAGTTATAGTAACACCTGCTTTGTTCCCTCCAGCATCATTTAGTAAGTGCATGGCAGCATCAGTAGTTCTTATTCCTATGTAACCGAATTGACCGGCTATTGCCTCTCCTATTGCCAGCCCTGAATCACTTAGACTCTTACCTGACATTTGTTTGAACACCATTAATGTATTCTTTTGGTCTTGTGTAATATCAGCGATTCTCCATCTTACATTTCGTGAATCTATCAGATAGGGAGGGAAATAATCAGATGACAGTTTTTTACTATCAACAAAAATATCCGGTTTTCCATTCAAGTGTTCAATTACACCTCTATCGCTACCATCAAATATCTTGAATGTCTGCTGTGATACCATTACAAAGTCACTTGGTTCGTAGTGCATCAATCCTCTATACGAAAGTGCAGTTTTGCTAACAATATCTTTTACTCCATCATAATGATACCAAGATTGTGACTGTATTTTCATACTAACAACTGAATTATCAACAAATGATGGAGATACTGCTTGTATTGCTACTGGGCTTCTAGCATCGTTAATTGTTCTAATACTCCAAGTTGATACTGCGCCTACATCTGTAACATCTGAAAAGTAAAAAGTCATACCAATGTAATCTGATATTGCTACATCATTCTGATCATATAGTTCTTGAGCAGTTAATGTAATTTCATCACCCGACCTTGTATATTCTAAACGACCTTTGAAATCTAGTGCAATCAGTTTTCCAGATGCAGGTAACAAATAAGGTTCATCGACTAGAAATTTACTCGAACCTAAATTTACAGTGAATTTTACATTAGGATAAAGTCTCATCGCTTGGCTTGGTTGAACCAAAGTTCCAGTCTTGACACGTCTTGCATGGTCGCCAGAAACCCCATTATCAACAGTGAAATTTGTTTCAGTTTGATAGACTGGTTCACCGCCCCCTGGGTGTGATGCTTGAGAATATCTCGCTTCTATCTTAGGATTGAAATTTCCCTCGTTATCAATTCTGTGTGCATCAGATTTGAAATGCTGTAACATGTTTGCAGTTGGTATCAAATGATATATGACATCATAATCATTCGCATTAGGAAACTCTATTGTCAGTGCAGATGTAGCGGAAGTTATTGGTTCAACTTCATTTACACCTTTTGACTCATTCAATTCAAAAATGCCATACCGTTTGTCACGATGAAATGGCTGGTGATCCCACCCTGGTAGTGAAATTGCACATCTTGGCCCCAAAGTCCAACCATCCTGTAATAAATCGGAAGCAAAAGCAAATAACTTCAATGGCCTTACTGGTCTTATGATGTAATCAACATATTTTCTAACTGGGTTGGATGGAGTTGCTTTACCAGTGCTGCCATCAACCTCTGTTCTAAGAATCGAACTATCTTCCTCTCTATTCAAATATGTTTTACGCAAGATATAGACTCCACCCCATGCTGGTAAATCAGCAACGCCACGAACCGCCCAAGCATCTAAGGCATGGGTCTTAAAGTCGCTTCTTACAGTATCATTAGTAAAACCAGACAGCAATGCAGGTTTAGAACTATTTGAATCTGGACTCCATGTTGGTTTTTTGGAGTAGTCTGGCCTTGTTGCAGCAGAGCCAGTCCCATTGACTGTAAAGCCGCTATTTGTCATGAAAGTCTTTACCACGTGTGATGGCAAAACAGGGAATTGATAGCCTAGCATTTTATCAGTATGGAGAGAAACTGCTCTAGTTCCAGCAACTGCATAGTTCACATCAAGGTTTGAGTTTCTTTCACTTTCAACCTCCATAATCAATCCTAATCTTGGTTCAGTTCGGGATTGAATTTGTCTCACATCAGATATTTCAGACATCAAATCTGGCGTTACTCTTGAGACTACATTTGATGTCATCTCAGCCTCCATTATACTATTTGGCGGATATGAGAATCTACCTCTAGTTTCATTTATTGCATGGAAATTAGCATGGAGAGCATTGCCTCTCAGATGATAGAAGTCGCTACCATGCCCAAATCTTGAACTGCTAGTAGTTATCATTGCCCCTGCTGAATCCTGTTGAGCATAAGTTGGACTACCACTTCTTTGAACCAAATCAATGAATGGATCGCTGCCCTTATTTACTGGGATATTATCAACATCATGTAACCTCCCAGTATGAGAAGTCGGTGCTGAAGTGGAAATAGTCACACCGTATTTTCGAGATAAATATGCTTCAACTTCATGTTTTTCAGCATCAGTTAAATCTCTATCAAAAATAATCACCTCTGCCATTTGACCTGTTAGAGCAAATGACCCTACATTTCCAAGAACTGGTGTGTTTGAAGTGTTTGTTTTTTTGGTAAATTTAGCACTCGATGTTGCTTCAGACTTACCATTTACATACAATGTTTGAGTTGTTGAACCCCCCCCTGAACCATCACTACCAGCCATTTTCATTGTAACAATTGATGGGGTATTTGGAACAACGGTATTGGCTGATGCTGATATTGTCGTTTGAGCAGAACCAGTTCCTGTTCGCCATTGCCAAAAATTATCAGAACCCACCATTTTTGCGTATAACAACCATCCAGTGTTTGAAGTAAAATTATCAATAATTCCATTAAAAACATTGTTGTCTGAATCAACAGTGGCAACAACAAAAATAGTCATATTATTTGGATTTAGTTTTGCACTGAAAGGCACAGAAAGACTGTCGTTACCATCAAAATGAACATGAGACTCCCCATTGTAATCTGCATCACCTCTTACAAGTGATGGTTGAGCAGATGCTGTGCCTTGTGTGAACTCAAATCCATTTGATGATGAATCGACCCATGAATTAATAGACGCACCATCGGCTAAATCTAATGAATCGGCTTTTAACCATAATACAGGGCCACTAACTGGTAGCGTTGTTGGCCTGTTATCATTCAATTCATAATCCCATGCGCCAGCAGCCATAGCACTAGGATCCAACATCCCATTTTGAGTAATACCAAGATTCGCACCTATTCCTATTTGTTTATCCTGTGCCTTTATTGGGTCATTGCTTTGTCTGATGTTTCTTTCAAACGGATGGGCTTCAGTTGTAAAGTCGCTGGCTACAAAACCAACAGGTGCGGTTCTTTCGACTGGGTGCATATCAATTCCAGGCCAAGTAGAATCACTAACTATCTCTGTGTTAGTAGCAAATGGTATCTCAGCAGCAGAATCATGCGCCCCTCCATCGAATCTTCCAGAATTGAGTATGGCGTTTCCATTTTGATTTTCAGTTGGATCTCCGGCCAATATATCGCTTAGAGTTGAGGCACTTCTAATTCCCCAAGAACGGACTGGTAATCTTCTGCTAACATCAATACCAATATATGGTTCAGCGACATAAAATTGTTTATTTAAGTCCTGACCGTCACTATCTAAGTCTATTCCTTTAACAAGTCTTAATCTGCTAGTGGGATTCAATGAATCTCCTATTGCTTCTCCACGTGAGTATCTATTTATTCCAGTCTGATTATACAATTGGATTGTTCCACGTGCCTCTCTAAGTGTAGTATGCCCCATCATTACACAATTAAAACCTTTCAGACCCTCCACATTTCCATGCCCACCTGCATTCAATCCATTATACCCGTAGTTTTGTAACCACTGAGCAATGTATAATCTTTCAAATGGCAATGCTTTTTCTGCTTGGCCGTCAGTTGTTGGATTTGAGAAGTTTCGTAAAAATAGACCATTTGTAGATGGATAATTAACGGCACGTGGCATTCCAGATTCACGATAACGGAATGTTAGGTAATGTTCTCTAGTTGTGCCGAATAGTATTGGGTGACTAAACTCTGCCAACCAGTGACAAAGGAAAGCATCTGGTGTTCCCCCCTTGTTAGTATCACTTGCTTTGATTAGACCAAAATCCCTTTGATCATCATCACGACTTAGGTTCATATATTCTGGATCGTGAACTAATAGTGGAGGAACAGTCGCTAATTCTGTGGCGACTCTTGGCCTAATTACTCCTTCATGATACCCACGCAAAAACCAGTTATTTGTCGAATCTTTAGCAACTAATTTTATTGGTTCTGGCCTACCCCCAATTGCACCATAATTGTTAATGAAGAACCCATTTATCATTACTTCACTTGCAGTATTGAATCTATTTCTAACTGTGAATGTGCTACCTTGAAGTTCCAATCTAGTTGGAGAACCCGTTGATATTGATCCATCCCTAGTTGCCAGCGCAAATGATACAAATTCTGGAGTTCCTTCAACATTAGTATGAGTTTGTCCTGGTGCAAATAGGTAATCAGGAATACTTCGATGAGTTGCTGACGTATATTTTGCATCTGCATCTATGTGTCTTTTTCCTTCTAATTCGTCAAATGGCAAACCATCAGATACGAAAGACCCTGTATCGTAAAATACACTTGTATTTTTTGCATCAATTGTATCTAATTGGAAAACACTTGAAGTGTTTGTTGTATTACCATTTCCAAAGCCATGATGTTTATACTCAGTTTCTGCCTCAAACATTAGAGAATAGGCTGAACCATGTGAACGGTGAAGTTGCCTTCTTAGAGATGCTGGCGTTCCTCTATGGCAAAGAGGGGTTACAAATGTATGCCCCTGTCTCCCAAATCTGATTCTGTGGTGTGGAATTAGATTGCCTGTTTCTACTCCATTGTTTGTTTGCTTCAATAAACTGCCTCTTTCAGTATGGTCTGATGCTCTATGAGCAGCAAACAGTCTAGTGTGACCTGCTGAAAACAATCCAGCATCAGTGTGCGTATCAAGACCATGAATATCTTTAGCGTTAGGATGTAAGATGCGTTGACAATGGAAAATCAAAGAACGGTCATTTGTATCATATTGTGACGCTTCATTTGCGGCTTCTGCTACTCCAGCCAATCTTGGGTTTGGTGCTGTCAATCCGCCCATGCCCCATGTTTGATTAGACCACGCTTGCACACGATCATGTCCTGCCCTAACAAATATGCCACCAGGTATATCCTCTTGCTTTGGTAGTTGTATTCTTAGATTTGGTGCTACATCTCCGCCTGGATTAGAAGGGCCAATGAAAGTTTCACCAGTTACTGTATTTTCACGCTCATTGGTAATTTTATAATCTCGAATGACTGTTCCGAATGGCGACCCTCCCTCCAATATCAATTCATTTCCTAAATCATCAGTAGTAACTATGGATTCAAACACCTTTTCCTCGTTACTAATTTGTAATCCGACAACTCTTTCTGCATTTTCAGTCATTGTTGTCATAAACTCACGTGCATAAGTATCATTTGAATTATCGGCAACTGCGGTTCTATATGTTGCAGCATCAGTAACATCAACATTCTTTATGTGAACACCATTTGCACCAGATGACACATATGCTGATTCAGTGGTTGCTGTAAAGTCAGTAGTTGTATATCCTGTGCTAAAACCAATCTTTTGATCTGAAGCCGTTCCTTTAATTGAAAATCCTGTCGCATATTCTAATGGTTGTATTCGTAACCTATTGTTTGAGACAGCATCGGTTTCAGCATTGGGATGCACCGTTGTTATTCCTCTGATTGTCGGATGAATTGAATGAAAATCAGGAGGCGGCATATCCGGTAAATTACAAGAGTTAAGTCCTTCAATTGAAAATCTATTGAAACCTCTGCCTCCACCAGCATAAACAGACGAAGTTTTACCATTTCTAGTTGCATAATTAAGAGCCGGTATTCCTCTATTTCCTCCATCCATTGGCTTTGCTACTAAACGATGAACTCCAATAGAACCCATTCCTTGTATTATTGGCCCACCACTTTGTTCACCCCAATATCCATGTGCTGATGAACTTGGGGCTACTAAATCCCAAGACAATACGATTGTATGTTTAGGCGATTCACCAATCAAAGTAAAACTGTTGCTTAATGTATCTCCAGTTGTGCCTAAGCCCCCTGTTGGAGAACCGTTTATGTTTGCTGTATTGAAAGTTGCTTGAATCAAAGCATTATAGGAACCGCCCTCTGGTGATCGCAGCCATCTTAAACTAAGGTCTGTGTAATCTCCGTTATCTATATTCTTAGAAGTAGAAGCATTTTCAACCCGTAAGATATAGTCGCCATCAATGAACTCAGAAGGAAAACCATGTTTGCTACATGTTGCTATTTCTAAATTAACATTTCCTGCTGCACCTGCACCCATAGTTGCACCGATAATGGAGTATGCTCTAGGTAAAGATTGACGAACATACATCGCTCTTACATACCTAGCCTGATCTCTCTCCCCCACCATTTTTATACGCCTAGAATTGATTTTTGCTGCAATCATTCTAGTTGCGTTTTCAGACCCCAAATCAAAATTCATTGTAGGATTAGCATTTGCAGCCGCTTTCAAATCAACAGCAATTACATTCTTTGCTTCAGCGATAGTTGAACTTGATGCTGCTAAAGGTGTTCTGATTAAGACTGTAAGACCTTGCCTCCAGTCATTGGAGTTCACACCCGATTGCCAATCCGTAACTCCATCATCATAAGCAGTATCTGGATAAGTTAGGTGCATGGCAAAAACGCCAGAAGGATATTTGCCTGTTGATGTGCTGCCCCAAGACTCGTTTTTGGCAGGAGATAAATACCTTGAAAATGACTCAGGAATAATACTCACCACACATTTCTAGCGTCAAACCATGTCTGCGCTTCAGCAAATGTCAAGAAACGCTTCCATAAAGCAACTTCGGATAATGAACCTGCAAAGTGAATTGGCCCTGCGGAGTTTTTACCATCACCAAAAGAACCACCAGTGCCTGTTACTCCATATGTTGGACTTCCTGTTTGTAATGCTGTAAAATAATCTGTTATGGGCGTTCCTAAAGGTATTCCTGATAGTGTAGTAACAGAAGGCGGGAAATCCACAAATGGCGCACCAATCAAAGCACACCCTATCGTAGCCATGTCTAAATCACGTATGGTTTGTAAAGCAGTAGGAACATTAGGATGATCGGGGTCGCCACCTGCATAACCAGTGGCTTCAACATCAAAGAAGGCTTTTTTATTTGGTGAGGCACTACCAGCATCATAATGCTCATCAAAACCTCGAATCATATATGGAGTATAGTCGAAAATACCCACTTCTACTGCGCCAGTATTAGGATTGGTAATTCCGCTAGTATGCCCCATATACAAGAAAGGTAGCCCCGTTTCATCTATTCCAGCCATGATAAACAAAAAGCCGCTAACATTTGCGACAACTGTTCCTCCTGTAACTGTGCTTGGTGCTAAAACAGATACTTGGACTTGATTACCTATTGGAAACTCATTAGGATTTGTAATTGCTAAAGATAATGGGTATCTCAAAGGGCTACCAGAAGGCGCAGATGCACCTAAATGCACTCCATATGGTCTAGCGGTTCCTCCGTCATTGTATATTCCATGAAAAATTGGCCCTGTGGGATAATTAGGAGTTCCAGCAGCATGAATTACTGCCGACACACACCAAGCCTGACCCCTTGGATTGAAGTTTTTGACCTCTCCGTGTTCTGCTTCGACTGTGCCAGAGTTATTATTGAATAAAGCAACTACATCTCCGAAATGCCACATTTTTGTTGTTATTGCTGAACCAGTTGGAGTTACTTCAGTGCCGCTTGTCGCAGAGCCAGCAAGTGTTCCAAATCCGTTTGCTGAAGTTACTCTTAATTTTCGATTATACAAATCCTCTCTCCATTTTGTGTTGTCTTGAGACAATGCAGCACCACTAGCAAGATCCTCATCACTTCCGTAGATACCGTTTGATAATCTAGCATAGAAAGCACATTTACCCTCTGGCTCATTATTAACATTAAATACCGTTTGGTGATGAAATCCTCTCAAAGTATCATCATTTACTGTGTCATCGTTTAATACATCTGTAAAGTCAAGTATTGCAGATGCTGTTCCAAAATTACCTAAGTTTTGAAAACCTGCGAAACCAGTTGGGCCGTTTGCTAAATGGTGTTTGTAAAAATCAGAATAATCGTTTTTACTACCATCGCTAATATCAAACACAACTCCAGTGTGACCTCCGCCAAAGAATAGTATTCCCTCTGTATCAATCATTGGATAAATAAACTCAATTTCTAAATCATTTACTGCAACTCCAGTGCCTGGCGTTCCTGCTTGAAAGAATCCTTCTGAAAACTTATCCGCTTCTTTGTAAGGCTTGACATTAATCAAATACATCTCATCTATATTGTAAGCATCTGCACTATATTCAATCCTAAAATCTTCATAAGACGCAAATCTACCATTTACTCGAATTATTCCTCCAGATTTATGTGTTGAACGCATGAGTTGATCAACACCATCTGCTTTGACTATTATGTAATCAAATCTTTGTTGAACTGCATTCCAAAGATAAGAAGTATGAGGGAAAACAGGGGCAACTGCACCTATTTTCGTTTGTGTTTTCATGCGTTGCCCAATTCCATTGTAGGTTCTTTGTGTATTTGATTGATCTGTTGCATGAGTTAATGGCCCATGCACAGCACCAGTAAATGTGGTAATGGGTGCATATGTTTCACCATCAGCCCCAAGTGGTAATGGTGCAGGGAATGAGTTTAATTGATATGATCTGCTATTTGTAGCCAATAATCCTCCATGCCCAAATGCTTGATATGGTTGATATGGATAATAACTATTATTGTGAAACTTTACTGCGAAATTGCGACCTGCTGCACCTGGCACAGTGCTATGAATTACAACTGATAGTCCTTGTTCTCCAGTCCTTGATACCACTGGTGAACCTAAAAATGCTCTGACATATCCTAAGTGTGAATTATACGCATCGGAGGGCGCACGTTCTTTCCCTCCCGTTCCAAACGGATCAAATACAGTAATCTCCTGTGCGTCTGGATGACCTGCCATGTTGATTTTACGAATAAACTCATTTACACAACTTTCAAAACCATCAGCCTTTAATGCGATTCTTCTAAGATTTATTGTTTGAGGTTTCACATCAATCAATGATGTGCCATCTTTTGAAATACCTTTCAAACCATACAATATGCTTTTACATTCAATCGGTTCTTTCAATTGCCGATTATTTGGCTGACTCCATTCATTGAATATATCCCATTCAAGACAGCCCATTCCCAAATTATGTCGAATTTCACCCTCAGTGCCTTGATACAATAATGTGGTATTCATGCCTAAACATAGAGATAAAGCGGTTCGTAATTGACTAGCAAAAGTAGCAGAATTTCCCCAATCAACATTCATTATGGTCGAACCACCATAACCAGTATGAGTCGATAAATCATTGACAATGACACCCCCCATTACTACACTCATACCTTTAACAATGTGAGTAACTGCTGCTGGTGATGAAGCAGAAAAATTAACTGCTGTATCTAATCTTGGCGTTCTAAACAAAGCCTGATCTATATGCAATCTATTATTCACAGTGTCTATTTTATGGACTCTAGCCATAAGATAATCTTGGAAAGAATTATCCATCCCAGTTGGCCCAGTTGGTGTTACGGTTGCTTGTCCTTCACCAATAATGACATAAAAATTACGACCTAAAACTCCGGTTGATGTGTCACGATTAATCCCATCAGTGCCTTGTAGAGTATCATTGACAAAGGCTTCAACACTATCTACTTGTATGTATGCGTTTGATGCACCAGTCATCAACACAGATCCAGATTCAACAACGGCTTGTATTTTTGGATGAATGACTTTCAATCCAAATGAATACGGGCGGTTAGTCTTACCTAGAGCAGCAGCATTATTGACTTGAATTCCAGCATAACCATGATTCAGCCCCCAATCAACACTATTTCTTGCTTCATAGGTTTGCATTTGCACTCTGTTCATTGCTGTCATAGTGCAATCAATTTCTATCTCAAATTCTTTACCAAAAGCATGAACCCCATTTGTAACACCGTCTATTTCCTCATAAAGTCCTTTTGTATCGTAAAACATTGACTCAAATAATGGAAACTCAACTAAGGCACGTGTAGAAGCATAATCAGTCGATGTTTGCCTATCGTTTCTTACAGATACATTTCCTGAACTTACAACTTTGTCTTTCCATCCACTCAAGGAATTATGCTCTGTTCGCTCTGATTTTGCGTCAACACCGCCTTGACCGACTCCCCCAAGAGTCATAGATACTGATGGTGTGCCTAAATCTCCAATTTCTTTGATTGGCACTGTTTCACCAAGATTTAAGTTTCTTTTGACTTCAGAATCTGTAACATCCATGAGATTAGATCGGCCTCTAATCTCTAATGTTGCCCCATCTGAATCCATCAAAGTGTTGAATTCTTCTGCTCGCCCGTTTAGTAAAGCGATTTCTATTGATACATTAGGAGGGTCTGTTGATTCAGATGACGATAAAAAATCTTCTAATCCTGCATAGCGATTTTTATTAGCAGGGGCAACTAAAATAAAATGGTGATTTTGGTCTATTTGGTTATCTAATATGTTGAATACTTGTAATGTTGAACGCCTTAATGCAGATGGTGTTCGTTTGCCTTCATCAAAAGTTTTGAGATTATCACCAGTGTTTGATGAGATTGTTAAAATGTGATGTGAAGGATTAGCAGTTGGGTCTGGAGTGTTTGTATTGTTTATTCTTTTAGGAATGCCATAACCTCTGCCGCCATTTTTGATAGTCAATACACAATCTTCTATATTGACAAAGGGGGATGGAAAAGACCCATCGAAACCATGTGATTTCAATAGATGTGATTTTATTGGTCGTTTGAAATCTTGCGTTGGTATTTCAATAATGCCTCCTGGTGATACCATTTCCATTTGCACATCAGAGGCAGTTCCAGGTGCTGAAGTGTATGGCTTTAGAAGAATATCAGACAACGACCTAAATGTTCCTGATATATTGAATAAGGTTGAACCAGACGGAACTGTTTTTTCAACAACTAGATACGGCTTGTTACTTTCGACATGATATGGTCTAATTCTAGCGTTCACTTCGCTAGGCGTTAGCCCAGTTCCAGCAACAACCTCTCCGGTTAAATCTATCGCACTATAATAGACTAAGATTTTACTAGGGCCACCTGCACTTGTTAGAATCGCTGGTGCTTCAATTGAAGCAATCATGTGTCTATCACTTGGCGTTAGATGTTTGATGTAACCGTCATTAGTAGGTTTTCCATCTTTAATGTCGGCAGTAAAGTCAAAATCAAGTCCTTTAATTAGAAATGGCTTTACATCTTCAATTCCAATAGCAACAATCTCATCATGAACAGATGCCGATAAGTTGGTTGCTAAAGTAGTGTCATGCGATCCAGCCCCACCTTGAATGATGATTCGATTAAATGGATTGCCACTAGAGTCTATTGAAAAAGAAGTTTTACATTTATTATACACACTTTTAGTTTCACCAACATAAGCATTCTCTGTGACCTTTACAGGTTCGTTTTGCTTCATAATTGATTGTAAAGATAACTCATCACTGTTATACAAAAACTCATCAACAACTCCTTGAATAGTTTGTTTTACAACTTGCTCATCTGGCAATGGCATTTGATGTAAGTAAAACTCTCCATCAACTCTATTGTATGCTGTCATACCGGACATTCCGGCTAGACCATCATTATTTGAATCCTTGAGAGTAGCCATCAAATCACCGTATATTTGTCTAAGAAGTAACCTTGAACTTGAAGCCTCTCCGCATCAGTTAGAACACGGTCATAAAGTATAAACTCCGCAAATCTAAAGTTTTGCGGTGCTTTATTATTTGCTGTGCCTGTTTTTGCGGAGGCATTAGTGCTTAAAGCCCTACCGAATAATCCGAATAAATTATTATCAAAGCGATAATTTGCTGCGACTTTACCAACAAATGTAGTTTCCTCTTTTGTATGATGATGAATTACAGCATTAGTGGTTGTATGATTAAATGTTAGTGACAATAATCCCGCTTGTCTAAGGTCAAATGTGGGAGTTGTTGTATTTGTAGTAACTCCATTATTTGTTAAGAAGTAACCATTAGCAGCAGCAGTTTGCCCAAAGAATGTTTTAGATGTGCTTGCATTCTCTCCAATCAAATCATAATTTCCACTGGTGAAACCATCTGGTCTTTCAACCATAAAAAATGCAGTAAAACCATTAGTGCTAAGACTATGAGTTATTTGCTCTGATTCACCATCAGTGGTATCTATATTGACTAATGCGCCATCAGATGATGAAATCTTTAACGCTGGTAAAGAATTGAAAGAAGGGCTTTGAGCCTCATAGACCCATGTTCCAACGGTATAAACTCCAAACTTATTGCCGCTTTGGTCTGGAATATGAGTCACTGTTGCCCCATCAGATAAACCTGTTAAAGCATTCACTGGCAACCACATTAGTAATGAGTTGAGAGTAGGAGGGTCAGGTAAAGGTGCTTCTGTGGATGATGGTGGACTCGCAGCATCACTGGTGATTCGACTTTGAGTTGAAACGAAATATGCCGTATTTGAGTTACCGCTTTTGTCATTAAACCTCTGGCCTTGTGTAAATTGCGCTCTAGTAAAAGCATCTTTCTGCCTAGTAACTTGGTTTGCTACTGCTGATGATGTATCTTTATTTCCAGCATCAATCACTAAATCAGCATTCCCTAATACTAACCAAATGGGTGTGCCATCTGCATGATCATACAAGAATCCTTGACCTTTTGGATGGTTTTCTATTGTTGCAGCCGTTGTTGCATCGTTTGTCAAATGAACGGATTGACAAATTATACGCTCATTAGCAAAATCAAGTGAAACTATTCTTATTCGCTCAATTGGATTTACCATAGGATCTAAGTCTGCGATGTTAGCAAGTCCTATATCAGAACCAGTAGTCAAATTAATCAGACGACCACTAGCAGATTTAGATAATCCAGTTATTGGGTGTGTTCCAGATTGATTTACTATTGCATTCAAAGTTGAGTGTCGTATTCTATCTGATGCTAAATAATCAAGTGTTCCTATATTTGTGCCATAAGTAAATGCGTTTAGATTTAATATGCCATTATACCATGACTGTTTTCTGATGTCATCCAAAGGAATACCAGTGGCAAATGAGGCTATTTTTTCTAAAGCAGAGAATCCATCATTTGTTTGAACATCATATACTTTGAAATAACCTAAGTCATTTATATTTTGAAAATCATATGCTACAAGAACTAAAGGAGTTTCAAACTCTCCACTATAATCAACAGTTCCATCTTTGCCTTGATATGGTGCTGCTTCATTACGATTATTGAAAAAATTGATTGATGGTATCTCAATTTCATCCTCAAAATCCCATAATCCGATTGTTTGATCTGTAACTGTTAAAACATCTAATGTTGGAGAATTCTCTCCATTTTCAATTCTAACACTCTCAATAATACCTCGAAACTCCCCGCCTCTGCCGCCAATAAACATATCAGATGATACATTGTCTAAAATTCTCTGTTCAACCAAATTTAATTCTGCGACTAAGTTTGTATTGACATATATTCGCATTTCATCTCCAGTGAATTGAGCAGTAACTAGCATCAAAGGTTGTGCGCCCTCTGATATATCATCAGGTAAATGTTCTCCACCAGCATAAGTTCCTGAATGTGATTCTCTCAATGTGTTAATATCAAATGCTGTGACTAATCTAAAAACTCGCCCAATACAATGTATTGAAAACTCAATGGGTGCATTTTTGAACGGGTCGCCTACCTTTAGTTCAAAACAACCTGGTTTTATTAGAACTGTGCCACCGTAATTAGGAACAAGATATGTATTGATAGTGAATGCACCCAATATGTTATTCAAAGGATTTCTTTCGTTAGGGAAATGTTTTCTCCCTATTTTAGTAGCGTGACTAATTGTAGTGGTTGTAGTTCCTGCGTAACTAGGTCGTAAAAGATTTACACCGGATTCTTTGAATTGGCCTGTTGGAACTACTATACCGTCTGTAAAACCGTTCAATCTGATTGCTTTGCTGCTGACTCTGTGCAACCCCATTTCACAATCCCACCAACTGTTCTACTGGTGATAAAGTGATTTGATAAGTCCACACTGAGTCACCCGCTTCATAACCAGGATCAAAGGCTTGAACCACTACTGGTATTGCTACTCCTTGTCTAAGATACGGATTTGGCCTTACTGGTTTATTATTGATTATGTCAACTGGATCGAAATCTTCAGTATTCGATTCTGCCGAATGATCTGTTCCTGGCCCTGCTGGTATCAAAAACTGTCTTAGGACTCTGCTACCAGTTGCTGAAGTAACAATTGATTCATATGGTATTCTAAGACCTACAATATACTTCTTTACAGATTTCGCTTGGTCTATTCTTAGGAACTGTGCTGAATCAAAAGATGCGATTGAATCAGGCAAATCTATTGCAGAACCTGTTAAGACTTGGGGGCTAATTAACGCACCACCAGCACTTGGGTTTGTCACAGCGTTAATCAAGTCCTGTAACTTATCCCCTCTAGTCATTTTTACTCCATCTGCCCCCCCTACCATATTAGTCACAAAGAATTGCTTTGCCCATGATGTAGTGCTTGAAGTGACTGTTTTTCTCACAGTGGTTGAAACATTACCAGATGAACCATTATTGGTATTCTTAATTGTAATCATTTCATTAGTATATGTGCCGGATGAACCATTTTGATTATGATAGGAAACTGCCGCAGCCTGTCCTGTTGTTGTCGATACCGTTGCTTGAGTAGTGAAGCCTACTGTCGCAGCATTGACCTTAATGTTAGCAGCGTTTAACGCATTTACTATTGCCGTTGCCACACCACTTGTATTTGTGGTTGAAGATATATCAACATGAATTATGCTAACAGTGGAGACTACATTACCCGCACTACCATTCTTCAATCTTATTTCGATTGCTTCCCCTAAGTTTGCATCAATCTGACCTTTAGTTTGTAATTTGATTGTAGCCCCGTCCATTTCTGTTTTTACTCCTGACCATGCTGAACCCACTGAAGCATACCAAGAAGTAGCACCCGCATTACCAAATGATAGTGATAAATCTAGTGACATCTCTGCTGCTGCGCTACCAGTCGCTTCTTCATCGTCTGTAATTATTCCATCAATAGTAATACTCACTTCTGGTATATTCAAATCTAAAGCAGCACGTGTAGCCAATAAAGGTATTGTATGAACTAAAACTTTTCTTTGGATAGAAAATCCAATGTTTGTTGCTTCTAATTCAATTATCGTGCTATCCCTTCTAATCAATTGAATCATTGGCATGTCAAATCACCCCTCTAGTGTAATTACCGCCTCTTGAACGGTTTCTAAGAACCTTACTGACCTCATTGCTGACGGCTCTTGCTATTTCCCTTGAATCTCCACCGCCAGTCACATTGATGTTGATATTATTTGTTTGTGATCCTCTACTACCAATGTCGCCTTTTATTGACACAGGGATAGTGCGCCCATCTGGTAAAGGAACCACCGCTTCAGTTCCATGTAAAGTAACTGGATAGCCACTCTTAGGGCCGCTTGCTATACCTCCTTGATTGAAGCCAAAGAAGTCTGCTGCACCACCTAATAAATCAGCACCAAAAGACAAAGCCTCACTAGCACCATCAATGATGTAGGAAATTGCATCCATTATTGGTTCTAAAATAGACATCAAAATATCCATCGCATCTTCAAAGTATGGCAATAGGAAACCAATTAACCCCATAACTGCATCCAAAATAACGCCAATAATGCCTGTAACGATGCGAATGATTGGCTCAAGGAAATTAAAGAATGCTGCTACGAAACGGATTAATGGGGGGGCAATTGTTCCATACACTCTTATGAAAATTGAGATAAAACTTGCGAATAAAACAGCAATAACTCCACCAATTACTGCTACATATTCAATCACTTTAACTGCAAAGTCGATAATGCCACTATTAAATAAGAAGTCAACAAATCCTGATACTACCATATTTATTCCAGATATTAAGGAATCCATGTTAAATCCAACATCATCAAATGCGTCTTTGATTATTCCTAAAGCCATACCAACAAGGCCAAAGAATACTCCAAAAGCATCAACTACTCTTTGAAGCATACCTTCTTCATTCATTCGAGTAACTATGTCAGCAATACCGTTTAAGATTGCTGCAATTAGTGTAAAGTAAATTGTCAATATATTTCCTAATAAGCCAAATATAGTTTCTAAAATTATAATGAATATTCCAGTTGTAGCCTCAAAATCTATTGCGCCTAATGCTTCACCTATTGCGCTTACAACCCCCATAAAAGCCTCTAAAATAGCCTTACCTGCATCAATTACCATTCCAAAGGTAGAAGCGGCAGCCTCCCCCCCTCCAAATTGTTGAGTCAATAAATAAATGGCTGCACCAATTAACGTAAAAGCACCTAACACAAAAAACATCAAAGTATTGATTTGTCTAAATGTTTTTAGAAATAACTGAAATGGGGTCAGTGCTTCTTCAGTAACCTCTCCCAATTCCTCAGTAGTTTTAGTAAATTTCTCAAATAAGTCATTCGTAGTATCAACAGCATTTTGAATATCAACATACAACTTGTAAAATGGCCCTAGAGTTTTATTGAGAACCTTATATTTCAGATTCAATAGGTTTATGCTTGTGCCTTGCTGTTTAGCGAGAGTGTTTAATTTAGCCTGGGATGCGATGAATTTGTCAAGTTCACTCATCAGTCATCCCCCATTAATTTTTGATTATGAAGTTCAAAAAAATCATGTAGTGTTTCTCCATCACTTGTTGTGCGTATAGGTCTGCCTTTATTGCCTTGACCCTTCTTCATTTGTCTTTCGGCATCTTTTTTCATACGCTCAATCATTTCGGCTTTTTTGTCATTTGCGGCTCTCATAATCATATAATCTAACATAACCCGATCTGCTGGCATGTTATCCCAAAAATGGGGAGGGCAATGAAAATGCGTTCCTAAACCAAATGTCATTGCTTGATAGGATAAAATAAGGGCTTGTTGAGGATTCAGTTTTGGCTTTTCATCTTCGGGCAAATCTTCATCCAAGAATGCTACCATATCCTCATAACTTAACCCAAAGGGCTTTCACCACCAGCAAACTGTCCGATGATGTCATTTAGATCGGGCAATACTGTTCTAACAACAGCACCGACTTCTGGAGTTAAGTTAAGCAAATCATCTTTTGACATAGCAGGTTCAGTCTTAGTGATACACTGAGTTAAAACATATTTCCAATAGCCACCTAAATCAATGTTTGGTGACACTTCACCATTTGAATCCGGCTTGAATGAAACAAATTGTGACATCGCTTCTTGCTGTGCTACCCATGACAACGGTTTGACATAAACAACCAGCGTTCCAACTGGTGTTTCTAGTTCATGTCTTTTTGGGCTATTGCTTAAAACGAATGGATTATTATTCGGCAGAGTCGGCACTCTCATCCTCTCCTACTTCTTCTACAACAACTTCTTCTGTATCAGAATCTGCTTCGATTAATCGTGCAATTAAGTCTGCTTTTTTGCCATTAGGTGGCAAATCACGCTTTGTCAATTCAACACGAAGTTCAGTAACAGTTAGGGCATCCCAACTGTTAGTTTCAATTGGCTTAATCGGTGCAGTTCCACCCAAAGGTGCTTCTTCTAATGCTGGTAAGTTAGTAATTACTTTAACATCATCTGCTGAAAGTCCTGGCCCCGCTTGCACAGATATACCATTTACTTTCCAATCTAAAGCCACTCTTTTACCATCAACATTTACAGTTCCTATTAATCGCATTGTTATCACCCATGTTTTTTTTTATATTAAAGCCTCATTATCAAAGTAAGAAATACGGAGAGTTTTCTGTAACTTTTAGATGTCGAACCGCTAATTCAACCTGCACTATAACTGCACCTTTATCATCGGGCATTTGATGATCTGCGCTAACAATAGTATAATCTTCAATTGTTACAGTTGCGCTCTCACGTGTGCTGCTACTACCACGCTTTTTCATAGTTAGAGTGATGTCATTTGTGTTTTGATGATGCTTTCGAGTTCTAATTTGGTTCCACAGTTGATCATCTTCAATCATAGCACTGAAACTAAATGTGTATTCACGCTTTGCCTCTGTAATGTCAAGAGGCATTTGAACTGCGCCTAATTGCACTTGATCACCATCAACAGTATTTCCTTCATACCCTCTAATGAAGTGTCTTGCTTGATTGCTATTGCTTATTCCTACTTCTATTTGGGTTGCTCTTAGAACGGGTCGCCCAAATACTTCAAAGGATAAATCTTGGAATAAATACGGTTTTTCACCATTAATCGCAATACCACTTGCTTTTCTATTTACTGCTGTATTTGCAGTATTTTCAAACATGCGATGTGGAGTGAATACACGGTTAGTATCAGTGTAATGTCTGCCACCTTCATAATCCACTTGTAACTTAACTTCACCTTCAGTATTAGCGTTGAATGCCAAGGAATTAACTTTGCAGCCATTGTAAAGTCTTAACAATTGTTCTGCACCTGGCGTTGCATTATCCCTTCTGAATGATTGCTCAATCATGAATGTAGGTAAAGTAGTGTCTCCAAACAAAGTATGCTCAACACCAAATTGTAATTCTTTAGTAGTAGCATCAATGTTAGGACTACCTCTTGAGTTATCAGAAGAATACTGTAATCTTTCAACACCAGCAGAGCCTACTGCATGTGAATAAAAGAACGGTTCTTCAATATAGACATAATCCCCATCCACCGCAATGACCCTTCTAATTTCATTCTTGAACACAGTGGGTAGTGTTGCATCTTGACCTGGAATTGTATGAGTATCTTTGTCAATAATTTGAATGTAATCTCCAACAGCAAACTTACCAGCAATAGTAGAGCCTAAATCGACCCTAACATCTCTGCGAGCGATTGGGTCAGCAAGAGGGGCAAGGAGATATACTGTTGCACCATTGGTTTGTGCTTGTGCCACAGCCAAATCATCAATGTTTGCACATCCGTTCAATACATTTGTTGTAATGCCTGTGAAAGAACCAAACAATACTTCACCAGTTGTAGTGTGCAATGTCTTGAAAATACCACCATTGCTTGCATCAGTAGCAACGTGTGATGAACTAATATTTGCTAGTGTGATGTCTGTTCCTGTATCTGCACCTGCTTTATCGCCTAACAAAGCGTGATCGCCAACAGCAACATTGCTTAGTCCAGTCAATGCGCTTGTTGAAACTGCGGTTAATGTATCTGCATCTCCTGTTTGATATTGTTGAATCTGATATGTGGCAGTAGCCGCTTTGATATTCAAAGGCAATTCACTATCGGTTGGTGCTGGCCCTGCTGCTACGGTTACAAACTCGCCATCACTCTTTGCTACATGCCCTCCAAGGACATATTTCATCCATCTAAAACTATGGGCATTTAATGTAAATGAGCCACCCGCTAGTGTCTCCCTTCCAGATGTTAAAACATTTACATCTCGACCCATTCCTATGATATGTTGCCTTCTAACATCAATTGCTGGCTCAGGTAGAGAAAAGTTATCAAGAAGTCCAAAGAATTGATCTGTCTTTACTTGTTGTGCAGCATCCGTCATTGCAGATTCAAAGGTAGGACATCTTAGTGAATCTAGTGTTAGGATAGTGCTTGCACTAGCATTTGTTCCTGTGCCTGTTACCAACTTTGGCTGAACAGTAATAGTTCCATTAGATGTATCATTTCCAATCACATAATACACCCTTCGAGTAGAAGTATAATCATCTCCTGTAAAATTAACACCGCCTGTAATTCTCATAATGCACCCTACAAGTGCGTTGTCTGGAATCTCAACATCAGTGCCAGACCCAGTATGCCAATAAGCAGCAGTTCCAACAGTGATAAGGCTGGTATTTCCTGAAACTGAAGTATGAGCAAAACCACTCGCTGAACCTGTTCCTTGTATCATCAAGCCTGTTTCCTTACCCCAAGATACTTCGGCTACGTCACCCTTGAATATCGTTCCAACCATCTTTCATTCCTCATGTAATTGTTTCTAAAGCATCAGCAAATGTCACTACTTCCGCTTGCATAGTGTATCTAAAGAACCTCTTACTACGATCAGACAAATCGGTTCTGGTCTTGAATATAACCCTGTCAAAGTCGTTATTATTGCCTTTTCTATGTTTATGAATGATTCTCCGCACCTCATCTCGCAGTTCAGATAATCTTTCTCTACCTTTAACAGTTCTAATGTCAATTGTTAGATTTACATTTATATTTACAAAATCAAAGAGTAATTCAGGTTGGGCTTCATTGTGTGCTGTTTCAAAGATACGGATGATGTCATGGTCTTGTAATCTACCACGCTTACCTTCTCCCCGATCTAACACTGTAATATCTTCAATTGAAGGTTTAGGAGATAAATTCCAATCGGAATCTAATAAGTCTCTGATGGCTACTATTGCATCTTTAGCCATTAAGCATCACCTTTTTCAATTTACCAAGTTTTTCTTCAGTTTTCATTCGATAAGGGCTAGGCTGTGCTTTGACGTATAACTCCAATTCCTCATCAGTTATTTCTATTTCATCCTGTTCAGCAAGTTCTTTTTCCCTTTTCTTTAGATTTTTTTGATAATTAGGTTCACCAGTGATTGCAGCCTTAGTTGATTTAGCAATATCCTTGTAAGCCTTTGCTAACTCTTTACAATAACTTTCCATAAAAATAAACAACATTCAACCACCCATGCCAGCAACTATTATTGTCTCTTGATACGGTATCAACATTCTCTTTACTTCTTCATCTAATTTTTGAACTTTAGCATTCAAATCAATGTTTGATGTTCCTTCAGGAAATAGAACGGTATAATCATCGGTTAAGTAAATATCCATGCAGACTAATTTGATACATGCCTCTTTGATTACCTTTTCCAAGTATCTTTCACCATAAATATATGATACTTTGATTGCGTGATTTTCATAAAAGGGATATTGGTTGTTAAACATAATTGCACCGTTATCCTCCATAGACCACCAATCCTTTTGTCTAGCCTCATCAATAACATCAGTTTTCAATTTCAACTGCTTTATATCAATATCTAGTGCCAAATTACTTGTAAAACCAGCAACTAATTCCTCTTGAACAGTAAAGGTATTTCCATTACGACTACATCTAGCAACATAGGTAACGCCCCCTAACGTGTAAAAGACTAAGCCATGACGCAAGGTAAAAGTGCTGGCATCAGTGACTGTAAAGTTTGAACCAGCAACATTAGTAATTTTACTCTGAGGATCTGACATTAGTGAAAATGCAAAGGCATCAGGATTAGTAGTAGCAATAGTGCAATCCTCCCCTTCTTCTGTTGACCGCATTGATGAGATAATAATGATTCCATCTCCTTCATCACTGTTTGCAGTTGCTAAAAACTCATTATCAACATTTAGTTGCTTTCCATTTTCTTGTAATGTTCCTATTGCTATGTCGCCTCTACTTGTTGCTTTATCTTTATTGATTAGACTAGCAATATTTTGTGCGGTTGTTTTGTTGCCAAAATCGCCATCCCATGTAGTCGAAGTTTTGCCTCTAGTTAATGTGGCTACATGCGGCACACCTGGACATAAAAACAGTTTATCAGACGCACCAATTGATGTTGCAGTTACAGTAAGTTTTACGATAGATGACCCCAACTCTCTATATTTATCACCTTGCCACACAGATAATCTTAGAATGCGTTGGATTGACCTATTACGCAAATAGATAGCACCAACATAATCTGTATAGTATCTCCTTCGATAAGGCTTGAATGTTGTAAAGTTCTGATACTCGTCTGACACTAAAGTTGGTCGCCAAGACATACGACATACACTATCAATATAATCTTGCTTTTCTCGAATTAAAGCCTCAACTTGTGTTTTTTTCAAACCTCTTTCATTACTGTTTGTGATTGCACTGTTGACTTGTATCTTTGCATTATTAGCAGTTGTAAATGATTCAGCACCTATTTTTGTCACGATTATATTGACATTGCCACCACTACCTGCGCTTTCGACACCAGTGACAGTGTAGGTTTTACCTAGAGCATCAGCATCATCATATACTGTTATTGACACATCTGTTTCAATTTTCCATCTTCTATAATTAGCACCAGATACTGGTAACTTCAAATTACTACCGACAATAGAAGAATTTCCAGACAATGCTACTGGATCGGGTAGTGGTAATTGTAAAAAGTTAGCAACATCATCTACTGAGCAATAGACTAACTCATCAGGAAATAACGGTGAGTTTGGCCTGTGGCCTGGATTAAATATCTCCGGCATATCGTTTCCCCTTACATTCTTGGGGGCCGAACATCCACAGGCTTCATCATTCTTTTGAGCATATGACGGATTGCCCCCCTCCGCATTCGGCAAGCCGACATTGGAACTTGAGGTGTTGGGCATCTAAGTGCATCGCCAAGACAAACTGGGCAATCACCAAACTTCATCAATTGAAACGATGTTTGAAACACAGGTTCGCTCATTGATGATGGCCTCCTAAATTAAAATACATTGGTTCTCCACAAACAGCACAATTAGGAGTCCAACAAAAATGTAGTAACCCACATGAAGTGCATCTAGTTCCTGAACCTATATTCTGAATATCTTGAGCCTGTTCCTTAGTTACTTTGACAAAACGTGTTTGCGCTCTCTCCATATTCTCTCTACTAAATGGAGATTGATCTTCACCAATAGAACCTTGAGATGTCATTATCTCAAACATTCGACTATTTCTGCGCTTTTTTATCTCAATTGATGTATCAAGGTCAATTTCGCCCAGTTCTAGTCGTGGCATGGGAAAAAACCCCCATCATGATCGTGTGCCATACACTACTAGAGATACTGTAACTGACGATAGGTTAGACCCATTTTCAATTTCACCGTAACCAGAAGTTACACTTAATTCGCCTTCCAAGTTGGTAGCATTGGAACCAGGGTCTGCATCAACAACAGACGGGGCAATAGTTCCAAAAGCCTTCAACTTCTTATTGGTTCTATCGTAAAAAGCATTTATTCCATTACTTGCAGTTTCAGTCATTACTAGGTCGATAGTGCCTACATATTCCTCTAAATCTAGGTTTTCTCCGCCAGTAGGATAATTGTTGCCAAAAGTAATATCTAAAGTTACCATTTGTCTTGAACCTATTACGTTCTTTCTTCCCTTCTGTGTTACAGTCAGTGCCATATTCTTCCCTCATTGTGTTATTGTTTATATTCCTTGCTAGAGTAAAGCCTCATTCTAAATAGATAATTACCCGTATTGTGTTTGCTGAGTTCAAAGTTCCTGATGCGGTATCACATACAATGCTTACTAATCCGCAAACCAAACCGTTCCATGATGCCGGTTCATTGAAAGTTCCTCCACCACTACTACCAGTAGTAGGGGCTGATACTGAAAAGTGCATCCCATTCTTACTATTGGCTGTTCCTTGATTTGCACCTTGCGATACTTCGAGATAGGTTATTTGATTTGAACCTCCACCGGAATAATTCAATCCAGTTATCTGATCAAAGTATTGAAGTTGCGCCCCATCTCCATCATCAACATCCATTTTTAATTGAAATCGACCTAAATTAGTGCCAGAACCAGAACTGTATGCGGATTGGGTTGCATCAATGATTACTTTTGATACTTTACCATTCAAACGAACTTGACCTACCTCTCCAGCATTCATTGTAACGACATGGCGATTAACACGGCAACGGCTTAGGTAAAAGTCACCGTCATCTATTGCATCTAGGCCCATATTTAACCCCTACTTATGCAGACAACAACTCAATCAATTCCGCTTTCTTGCTAGTATTTTTTACTGCAATTCCACGTTCTTTACAAAGTGACATTAGTTTTGCTCTAGTTAAAGATGAATAATCAACATCTTCATTAGATGTTTCTTCAACTGGTTCTTCAACAGTAGGCTCAATTACAGACTTCATTGCTTCAGTTTGATCAGGCTTTACCTCATCAACAATTTTCCACATTTTAGATCCATTCTCGATACCTGGTCTAATCATCGCATCTACGAAATCTTCAGGTAACTCACGAATCATACCCCTAGAAAAGCCAGTTCTGACTCCATTTAGAGGAAACTCTGTGTATGCACGTGCGCCCACGTATTGGACTAAAATGCCCATAAAGGACACCTCAACGATACAAGAATGTAATTCGGAATTTGTCAGCAGCAACTACACCTGCATCAGCAGCGAATTTGATTAGGGTCGTTGTATGATCTCCTTGAGCCATTCGACCTGCTGCTGTTGTGATGTTGTGACCGTCAAGAACCGCTACGAGTTCAGTTCCACTAACAGCGTTGGTTGCTAGTGCTAGGTCGTAAGTGGTTGCTGTGTTGGTTGCTGTAACAGTTACTTCAACAATTCCAAGACTGACTGGTGTGTTACCAGCGTTGCTACCGATAGGTGTTTGTAGCCAATCAGTGTCTCCACTAGAAATTAGTGTTCCTGAGTTGTTGACGATGGTTGCCCCACCGACACCAGCCAAAGGTATGTCTAGTATTACTTCTCCATTTCCTGTGATATTTGCGTTTGCCATTATCTTCATCTCCAATTATTTTCTAATATCTCCATCATGCACTTAGGTCACGAATCTTTCCATGTGCGCCATAGAACAGTTGCCATAGTTCACCCATTGTGTGGAATAGACCAACCTGACCCAATCTGTTGATACCGAATGGATCGCCAGTCTCAATTCCGCTTTCATGGTAAAGAGTTGGTTTTGCTGTGCAGAAATACATGTAATCTGTGTCTAGCATGTAAATTCTTGAAAGTCCACCAGATGGTGCATGAACATCTTTAGCAGGTATAATTGGCACACCGTTGTAGGTTGCTACTACGAATCCGCCCTCCATACCAGGAATACCTTGCACTCCGTTGACTGATGGTGTAACTCTTTGCATCTCAGTAAATCTTTGTTGAGGCTGCAATAGTTGTTGAATCTTCTCAATAGTGTCATAGCCAGTTAGAATAACCTTTGGCTGACCACCACGTTCCCAAACTTGTCTAAACATTCCATCAAGCACATTCAGTGTCAATGGTCGCTCTGTTCCTCCAGTTCCAGCATCTACGTTTGCATCGAACCAAGAGTTAGCACCAGTTGAGTTACGGGTGATAGAATACTGGTTGTGGTCTGATAGTGCTGAAATATCAGCGAAAGATGCTGGCTCAGTAAAGGATGATGAAACAGCACGATCAATGGATTCAAAGTTGTTTCCAGCGACTGTATCTACATCACGAAGCAACATTTTGTTAATTGATTCTGCGTGAGATTTCGACATTTCCATCTTGATAACTGCTCTTGCGTCACCTAGACCGTCATCCTTGTCAGCAAGGAACATTGCAGTTTCAGATAGGTCGAATTTGCTTGCGACTGTCTTTGGCTTTGTAGCAACTTCTTCAAATGTTGGCTTGGTGGAATCCGGTAGCGCACCGTTTTCTGGCAATCCTACTGCATCAGTTGGCTTACCAGTTACAACACGCCATCCAGATTTCTCCCAAGGCTTCTTTGGCAGAATGCTAAATGCGTTGAATTCTTGATTTAACTGTGACCATACTTTACGACCAAAAATGGCTTGGTATGTTCCAGCAGTAGAGGACATTAGGGGATTGTCAGCCTTCAATAAGTCTGTTCCACTGTATGCCCATGCGTTTGTTCCTGCACCTGCACCGTAATACAAGCGTTCCATATCTTCAATTGTGCGAATATATCCTTGTGTCATTTCACTCACCTCTTAATGCTCTCTGAGCAAGCATCTCTGCTGCTCTCCAGCCTTCCAAGTCACTACCCATTTGTGCGAATTCTTCATGAGTTGGCACACGAATGGAGGTGGATGGTGTAGTTGGTGTAACGTCACTCTTTTGTAGAGATGCGTTTTCAGATTTTAGCATGGCAATTTCTTCACGTAGGGAATCTAGTTGTAGCCCAACATCGGATTGCTTTCTAACTTCAAGAGCGTGTGCAGTTTCTTGATGGTAGCGGTCTTGCCACTCCTTCTCTACAAGTGCTTTTACTGCTTCTTCATCTCTAAGTGCTGCATATGTTCTGTAACCCTTTTCTAGTGTTTCAGGGGTCAATTGTTTGATAACATTCTGGTTTCCTTTTGGTGCGTTCATATTCATACCTCCTACATTTGGTGCTTTGATGACATATTGGTTGCCACCAGGACTTGGGAGAGTTGGGTAGGCTGGCTCGGTTGCATCTTCGCCAGATCCTATTTCATCGCCTTGACCCCTGTGGGAATAGCCGCCTTGACCTTGCTCTAGCATATACGCTTTTTCAAGTCCAAAGTGGTCACGAAGTCCGTTCAAGTCCACACCGGAATCGTGTGCAAACTTCTCAAGTGTAGTGATGTAATCAAGGGCGGCTTCTTCAGATTTGCCCATCATCTTATCATCCTCTGCATACATCTTATCATCTTCTGCATACATTTTGTCACCATGACTTGAGGGTTTCATCTCCTTCATTTCTTTCATTTCTTTCATTTCTTTGTCATCAGCCTTCTCACTCAATTCTTTTAGAACTTCGCTAAGTCCAGCCTTTATTTCTTCTAATACTTCGGTATTGCTCACGTTATCGCCTTCCATTTTTAGTATTGTATAACCCGATTCAGGGTTAATACCTTTCTTGCACAGTGTAATCTCATGTAACTCAAGATCGGTTATTTCACGATGACTACCAAGTTCTGGTGTAGTTTTACTTACACGGAATAAGGCTTGGCCGCCAATCGAAAATGCTCGCAAATCTCCATTGCGAATTTGTTTTTGCACTTCACGTGCTTTTTGTATGTCGTTACGAATCTTACAGACTACGAACAGTCCGTGATTATCGACTTCAGATTTCCAAACACGGCCTTCAGAATCAGTGTGGTCTGCAACCACTTCTCCAACCTGTATTCCAGAATGTGCTAACTGAACATTTCTGAAAGCCTTGTTATCCATAAATTGTGAAAATGCCTTTTTTAGCGCAGATGTTGGGATTCTATCTCCCTGCTTATCCACCATATCAACTGATGCGTAGCCAGCAACATATAGTTCACCTTGGCTACCAGCAGACTTTAGCAAAAAGTCAGAACCATCAGCACTCCAAGATGCTGTTTCGATGGTGAGACTGTTCGCCATTGAATCAGTCGAGTTAGTGTAATCCTATATGAAGGGGTAGGTTTCAGATTTCTTGTGGTTCTGATCTATCATCAGCCTCAACTTCTTGCTCATCTGCCAACTCCTGCTGTGTTTTTAATGGCATACGAAGTGTTGCTTTTCCATCTTTGATGTCAATAACTGCTTCATCTCCAGTCATATCATCTTTGACTTTGAGATGTTTCATTGGTATTTCCTCAACTTCTTCATTTTGTTTTGGATCGTAAAATGTAGTTCCACTATCTTCAATCAATTCTGTTGGCCCTCTTGGTGCAGTAATGTCTGCTTGCATACCCGCCCAAGCACCTCCGTCTGGAGAGATACGGTTCATACGTGGAAACATTCTTTCAATGATGTCGTCATCTATTGCCTCATTAATAGTCCACTTTTTTCCATCTTTAGTTCTCTCCAAACCGTATTCGCCAGCATACATTTCTAGCATTTTTTCATTTAGACCTTTGACTTTTTCTAAAAGTTGTTTTGTTGTTTTTGCCTGGTCATCTATTGTAATTGCTTTCCTTGCATATTTCATAGTATCTGCGACACTATCTCCTTCCTCATCTTCACCAATTACAGATGGCGCACGAACTATTGTTTCTTTCACTATCTTTAGTTTTCGTGGTCTATTTTTTCTATTAGGTTTTGAATGAATCGGATTGAAACCGCCAGTGCTGGTTGATGTAAATGCACCACCACTACCTGTCGCTGCACCCTCTTTCAATAAACTAATGGCTACCGGACTCCAAAGGGGTATATCTCGAACAGCCTTTGAAAGCATTGCTTGATTACCTTCATATCCTGCAATATCAAAACCAATGCCATCAAATGAGCCTTTCACAACCACAGGTTCAAACACAGAAGGATAACACAATTTAATTTTGTTTGGATAAACTATTAGTTCGGGCATTGGTGGATAGAAAGCCTTAGCGATAGAATCTTTTGCATATCTAATCCATTTGGGATGCACTTCTTTCTCTTTCATAAATGTAGATTTAGAATCTCGAATCAGTAGTTCAGACTCATCGAATGCCGTAATTGCCTTACTCAAACCCTCTTGATCAGTTGAAACACAATTAGTTGGCATTGGAAAATGAACATTTTCAGTTGAATCATATAGAGTTCTAAGAGCATTGACTCTATCTTCTAAAGGCTCAAGGTGCATATCCGTTCCTTTGTGAACTAACAAATCAACTACTGACAAAGTATCTCCATCTAAATAAGCATCAAATGTAAAATCCCCATTTATTTTACGAAGATCCTTCTTTACTTCGGATGGCAATTTACCATTCTTCAAATGATTTTCTTTCTTTTCAATAAACATTCTTTTGCCTTTTGGCATTTTTTGAACCACCCATTCACCAGAAAACCCTTTTAATTTATCCATATCATCTAATTTGTGAATGGTATATGCAGGTATAATTTTTGTTTTGAATACACCCGTTGGCTCATACTCATCAGACTTCAATAGACTACCAGTAGCAATAGGTGAAAGACCTCTACTATCTAATGCAGATAAGGCCATTATATCATTCTGCTTTGGCATAATATTAGTATCTAGTAATGAAGGTAATATGGCTTTGATTTTATTTTCATGCACAGTCCTTTGCATTATATTGAATGGTTCTGCGATTTGTGAAAACTTAACACCCCCGCTTTTACGATCCTCTTTCCATGCTAAGTTTGTTGGCATTTCGTGGCCCCATAAATGTGTATTCCCTGTGAGGTATGTAGGGGGGGTTGTAGCAAATGAGTTTGGGCTTATAGGGCCAATCGGTTTTATTTGCATATTCATCATGCCGTTTTCTAAAGTAGGGGCTAATGCTTTGTATTCTTCACCCATGTTCATTCGTTTTAATACAAAGTCAGCCGCACTTGCTATTTGTTGTAAATTACCACGTGCAAGAGTAGCCGCTTCGATATTATTTGGGTCTTGAGGATTTAATATTCCTGACCCAAACTGTTTCATTACTTGTTGAGCCATATTATTCATTACCTTGCCAATGTGCATATCATTTGCAGCAAACAAAGCATTGTGACTATCCCAATATGTAGGATTACTTGTTGGGTGTTCCTCTCTAAACATTCCAATTCTTGGCGCACCCATATCAGTTTGACTTGCTAAGGATCTGCCTAAGCGACTCAATATCATTTGGTCTGAAGGTATTAACATCCTACCGCCCTGTCCTGTTATTTCACTAGGATGTAGGAAATGAAGATTAGAAGCATGACTAAAGTTTGCTCTTTTTCTTTCAAACACATCGTCAAATGTCGATTTTAGAGAACTATATTCAGGAGTTCCACTTGATTGTGGATGGTTAATCAAATGTGGAAAATGACTACCACCATCTGTATTATAGGTATCTAAAATAGAATTAGAGGCTAACATCAAAGTATTATCTAACCATCCTCCATCAAAAATCTTCGGATAAGATTGTTTCATTACATCATGCAATGAATTCAAATCACGACCAACACCGCCCCAGGGCTGGTAAATATCCCACCATTGATATGTATGAGAGTTTGTTATTTCAGATGGAGGAACTAGCACAAACGGACTAGCATAATGCGGCCCTGCATCATTAGTATCAGATTTAACAAGAGTTTCTAAATCCATCATATTTTGAACGGGAGATACAGGGCCATGTCTATCGCTGGCTCTTTTCCACCATTGAATTAAAGGAATGAATCTTGCTCTAAAATTACGCAATGCCCTACCCCAAGATATACCTGCTTTTTCTTGCATTTTATTTCTTATGAATTTACCATCTGGAGAAATCATCCCCTCAGTGGTTGCCAATTGTCTAATCAAGTCAACAAAGTTTTCACGCTGTTCATCCGTTTGATATTCTAAACCAAAAAGATACGGTAGCAGACCTAGATTCTTTTTCCATTCCTCTATTTTTCCTTGAGAATATTCTTCATCTGTATATGTTCTGTAACGATTACGATCTCTAACCATTAAATCATATTGACTTTCTTTTGGGTCGCCATAGATCCTTTTATCATAATTTAACTGCTTTTCACGTGCTGCAATTTGTTTTAGCATTGGCATCACATGTGCCAAGTGTTCTGCGTATGCAGGGTCGCCATGTGCAGCACCATGCAATAGAGGACAACTGTTTGAAGCCATTCCAAAAACATGATGCTCTCCAAATTGGTTGTCTGCTGAAGCAAGGGGCCAGTCTTTGATAGGACTGTTTGATATTTTAGTATGACCTGCAACAAAATCTTCGTAGTTTGGAATTTTCATTTGAGATACAGGCAGAGGCTTTGACAAGTCTTGCATCCTATATTCGGGCAATCTAGGTTCCATAGCCCCAAGCATTGTAACCATATCTTCTGGAGAGCCTGATATTTGCTCAGGAACTTGATCCATATACTTTTCAATATTGTAATCTGAACCTCTTAGAATAGATACTATTGCATCAGTTCGCAATCTATCTAAGTCGCTAGTCACAAAATCCCCCCTCAATTGGAAGGATTCTCTGTGCGCTCTCTAACTTGCTTGAGCAACCCTTCAATCTCACCAATAATACCAAGATTGTTTCGACCTGCATGTTTTGTTAGTGATGCAAGTCTCTGCTCAATAGTATCAATATTTGGAGGATTTTTTCTATTGCCTCCAGCATCATTGTAGTGCATATGCAAACTACTACTTTTCACAGTATATCCTTTTTGAGCAACAGATGGAATCTTTGCATTTTCACTTATTATTGACTTTTTAGGGCCATCGTTAGTTGCAGGGTATGTTCCATTTGTTGTAAAACCATGCGCTCTTACAGGTTTTCCACCATCGACATTTTCAAAAATAGGTTTTAGATTTTCAACACTAGATTCTTGGCTGTATTTTTTGATTTCGCTTTTTTGCAGACCATCCATTAACACAACATCTCCATGTGGTGATATTTTTACACCATCCATGTTGCTAATGATTTTTTTACATTCTTTGTCAGAAATACCACACACTTTGGCACAATCATCAAGACTAGCAGCCCCTCCTTTTTCCTTGAGGCAAGCCCTAATTTTACTCTCATGATTCTCAGCCTTTGACACTTTTCCGCAATGCCTATCACATTGCGCTTGTTGTTTTGGTGTGCATTTAGAGTATTCACGCCCAAAGTTCTTTCGACAATACTCATCTTTCTCATCCATAGAGGCTTTTCTTACGCCAGCGCATCTATGGCATTCCATGTTTTTATTCATTGCCTCTTTACATTCACTACAATTTGTATTTTTGATAATACCCATTTCAATAAGTATTTCAGTTGTTTTATCAATTTTGTTTTTGTTACCTTTTGGTCTTGGTAATTTTTTTGGTGGAGTTTGACCACGATTTGATTTGTAGCCTTGCCTTGCCATAGATTGTTCAATTGCTTTTCCACGCTTTTTTTCATAACTAGATAGTTTCCCATCATTGTCAAGATCAGCCTTCTTTTTGTTCTTTACTTCTTTCAATAATACTCTAACATCTTTCAAAAGAAGTCCTTCTGGAGTTTGTTCAAGCGGATTAAACCATTGTGCGCTCATTATACTCTCACCTGTTTTTCTGCTGCTTCCCACTCTTTGAGTCTTTCATCCCTTGATTTTAGGAATAAGTCGCCACTCCCTGAGAATGGTGTGTTATCGACTGGAATTTCACGATTTAATGGGTCAAATGTTTCTTCTGCATGGGGAGTGGTGAACTTTTTCCATCCTTGTTTCCTCATAAGCATTTCAGGGTCGCTCATTGCTTTTGCCAAAGTATTATTCTCAGCCTCAAGTGCTTGAACACGCTGGTTTAGAACACGAACTTCTGAAACCAATTCTTTGAGAATATCAATATGTTCCTGTTCCTGGGCCTCACTCATACTCCCATACCTCCCATGCCACCACCCATTGGGTTCATTGGCGGTTGTTGATCTTGCGAAGCCATCATTGGATCGTTAGGCTGAACTGGTGCAAGGGGCTGCATTTGTGCAATTGAAGCATGTGCTTCTCGAATCATTGAAATGTCTTGAGTCAATGACAAAACCTTCTGCCTAAGTGCATCAACATTCTTTTGAAGTGCAATTGTTGGTTCAGAAGCGACATTGGTTGAACGTGCTTGCGACATAAGTTGATTCATTTCATCGCATTGCCTTGCTAATGATTGAATACCATCATCTATGGCATTAATTAATTGAGCCGCAGGTGCTGTTGAGACTGATGTAACAGGATCTTGTTTTTGGAACATATTGTAAATATGCGCCCTAGGGCGATTATCTCTCCACCCGCTACTTGAATACATTGTAATCACACAATCCTATGCGGTGTAAAGAATCCAGTGTCACGGCCATGTCTGCTTACACCCATAGCAACAGCGTTTTCAGTGCCATTGTAATCTGAAGCGGTGTTATCATATTGTGGTATCACACCCAAAAACTTCTCTGCTGGTTGACTCTTTGCTAGTGCCTTTTGCAGTTGGTCGTGAAGTGCTAAATCAGACTTTAACATTGATAATGCGTTCTCTGCCGCCATGATATTTGCAGAGATTGAGTCGGTATTATTTTCAGCAATGCCTTTAGCAATTGCCTCAACTGCTGCCAATGCCCTTCTAGCCATCGGATCCATTTTCGCTATAATTTCAAATTGCTCAGACATCTTCGCTCACCCTTTCGCATAATCTCCTATTTATTGACTGTTACCCCTTGATTCGCCTAAACCATTGCGTTTTTCCTTTTGACGTATATTTTCATCAATTGCTTTTTCTGCGGGTGATTTCAAATTGCGTTTATCGGTTTTTACATCTGCACCAGTAGGCGCACCTTCGACTCGATCAATCATACCTGGACTTGAGCCACCGCTTCTTCTAGTGTTTTGACTTTGAGTTCTTAGCGGTGGCAAATCAGTGCCAACAGTAGTTATCAATGAAGCATTAATAGGCACAGACCCCCGACTTGAATCAAATGTAGTTCGTTTGAACATCATACTTGGGTCATCATCAATTTCATTCGTTTTTTGAACAGGGGCTTGACCTCCCTGTTGTTGAGCAGCAGCCGCCTGTGCTGCTTCAGCAGCAGCCACTTTCTGCGGATCAGGTTCTTTGAAATCAAAGTGCAGAATCTTATCATCAATACCATCTCTCAATGATGCGTCATAACCTGCTTGTTTCATCTGCATCATATTGCGTATTGCCATTTCATCTCTCCTGAGTTGCATGATTTCATCTTCTTCTTCATGCGGGTTCAAAACCAATTCCCATTCTTTGATTTCAAACGCTTCGACAAGTTGAGGGAATAAAATACGATTGTAAATAGACTGAGCATAAGCAACCGCACGATTGCTAACTACAATCTGCATACCTTCATTATTCAAACCGCCTCCAGATACATCATTCATAAACACATTTGACACGCCAAAGAATGCAGCAATTCTTTGTCTAATATCGTCTTTGATTGGAATATATTGTAATTCTTCTAGTGTGTCCATCATACGGACATATTCAAGACCGCCTCTACCAGATTCAGTTTCAACACCAATTGTAGGAATGTAAGATGGGTCACGCTCAAGGTGTTCCTGTATATTTCTAGCAGTTCTTTCAACAGTTTCCATATTGGATGATTTAATCACCATTACACCTCTAGGCATACGCTTCTTTTGATATGCAGAATAAACATAGTTATCCATAGCAATTAAAGTGTTCACTTGCCTCCACATCGTAGCAACTGGGCTACGACCATACAGTTTAGATGGCGACCACTTACTTAGGTGTATTACTTCGCCTTCAGTATATACTTGACCTTTACCAACACCTGCTAGGTTCATGTAATGTATTGGCACTACTGGCATACCAGTTGTAGGACACTTATCTTTTGGGTCACTGGTTCTGAAGGTTCTATCAACTAAACTTGTGTATTGACTACCTCCACGAACCCCTCTTTTATCAGCAAGCATACGCATAAAGATAGGGTCTGCACGTGATATTTCTTTTATTCGATAAAACATAACCTTCTTGCTATCAGGATCAACGAAGTATTCTTTTGTCAAAACAATGTAAGCATCATCAACAATGTTTAAGTCCATTTCAATTTCTTTCATAATTTCAACAAAGTTTTGCATCATTCCATTTTTGCTTTCGAGTAAAGTTTCAGCATATTCTAATTCGCCTTTGTCTGCCTTACGAACTTCACCGCCACACTTTTTACAGGCATCAACTTCTTGATGATATACTTCATTACAATCAACACACTTTACAACAAACTTTGGTTTCCATCCATACCCTTTACGAAATGTTTCAACTGCTAAATGATTTAGAATAGAACGCAAAACTACGCACTCAAATGTGCAAGCATACAAGGCAGGTATTGTGATACCTTGTAAAAGTGGAGGCTCTTGTATTCCAGACTGGAACAAAGGCATAGTTGGCATTGGAGTAGTATGCCTCTCCATGTCTATACCTATGGCAGAAAAGAGCCGTTCTAATCGCTCTTTATCAGCCATCAATCACACCTCGTTTCATAGTTTCAAATGATTCTAATGACATGTTCCACATTTTCAGTAAAGACACTTGTTTCTGAGGCTTAGATTGTGAGTATGTTAAACACCGCAAAGCATCAGTATCATCTTTTAGTGACTTCTTTAGTATAACAATCTCTCCTTTCTTATCATGCAAAAATGGTAAAGCAGACTCAATTGATTTAGCGACTGAAATCTCCCCTTCAATCACTAGCCCCCTGCCTTCGGCTATAATTCCTCGCACACCCAATTCATTATTCAGTGCATTGGCATATTCTTTGCGAATGTTAGAACTAAAAGGTAGAACCAATCTTGGAATGCCACGTGAACTGATTTCAATTTCCCCTCCCATCTCATATAACCCGCCAATCAAAGCACCAGCATCTTTTATGAAAACATCCATCTTTTGTAACCCATAAAACAAACCTTTGTCTGTATTTTTTGAGCCGCTACCCTGTGGCTTAATATCATACAAAAATCCATGTGATTTTATTAACATGGCAATTTTAGTAGTGCTACCATTAACGCCATGCGACTGTAACGATTGAGTATTCATGCTACCATGAGATTCTAAAACATCATGTGCTTTTTGTAATATTTTTCTTTCTGGCAAACTTAATCTTTGTTCCTTTGTAATGCGATTGTGCCAAACATCATACGCAGAATCATTTCCATCACTCCAACTTTTCACAAATCTTCTAAATGGTATTTCCAATGATGATACATTTTTTTGTAACATCTGCCAATCAAAATCAGTAAATGGGATTTTAGTAACAAGATCGGGAGAAACTGAAGGAAATGATTTCAATAAAGCAATTCTTTCTTGAATAATCAACGGTTCTATAATTGAAACAATTTCACTTTTGTCAGATTTCATAAATAAATCAACCATTTCAGATCCTTGCATCCCAAAATTATCAACAAACCATGTCTTTGTAACTGGAATGGGGGATGTTTGAGTTTGAACGGCAGTTCCTGGTTGAACATCACCTCCACCTCGATTGTCTGCATCTAATCCATCTATACTAGCACCTTCACGTGATTCGCCTGTCGATTTGCCTTTTTTTGCAGCAACTTTTTTCTGAGTTTCGAGAAGTTTTCTTTCTTGAGCATTGTTTTTCAATTCCGCATCAATGAGTTGTTCATCCAAAATTTTGAGTATAACATCAGTGGGCGACTCAACACCTAAAACTCCCTCTATTCTTTCAGACATTTGCCCACCCTAGTCTATTCTGCCATATGTCAGCATCTAGTATAACGATGTTATCACGATACTCCTTTGTTGCTTGAACACTTAGAGCAAGAGCCATAACCATGTCATCGTGACCGCCTAGACTCTCCATTCTACCGTTATCCAGCATAGTGAACGTAGAGAGTTCGGTTAATAGAGTATTCATCAATCTTCTTGTGCCTCCTTCATCTTTGTAAGGTAAAGTTAGTTTGCCCTGTTCAAATTGCAGTTGGAGGGTATGAATTAAAGCCTCTTTCTTCATTCGGCTCATATTGAATGGTTTTATTGGAAGATCGCTAATCTCATTTAGAACTTGATTGAATGCCACAGCAAAGTTATTTGTCTCTAATTCAATAATTACTGGATTAAATCTAGCATTCAATTCTATGATTTTATCTATTTGTGATGAAAAGTCCATTCCTTTTTCATGATGTGTATGAATAACATGTTTGTTTTTATTTTCATCAACTGCAATCACCATCATACAGGTATAATCTGCTCTCCGGTCTGCTGAAATTGCAGGATCCCATCCTATGTAGTAATTGTATGATTCACCGTCATGAGGATAATAAGATAATGACAAGTGTTCATCTTTAACTTTTTCAAGAACTTCTTCTGGAAACAAACTTGCTTCACTAGCAATCGGCTTACACAAATATTCCCTAGTAAATGCTATGGATGTCATATCATTTCTTCTATTATTCAGTGCATCCAAAGACCAGCGTTCAGGGAATAATGGTTCTCCTGTTTGCTCATTAATTGCAGGGTATTCTCTAACAGCATACGATTTTAGTTTTTTTAATTCTGAATACAAATCAGTATATGAAAATGGTGTTCCAACAATACATAATTGTGCTGTATGGTGAAGAACTGGCAATAATGCAGTATAGAACCAAGATGAAATATGCTTTAACTGTGTTTGCGCTTCGCTAGATAGAATATCGTCAAGCACTACAATTTGAGGGTGTGCGCCACGAACCGCTTTACCAACAGACATAGCAGATATTGATGACTTATTTGTGAACTTGAACTTCTGCTTTGCCCAACCTCTTTTTGGTTTAAGATGCTGCAATGCAGGTATTGATTCAATCAATTCATTCATCTTAGCCATGTGTTCAATTGACTGGTGCTGACTATGAGAGAAAAATAAGACTTCTGTGCCAGGATTATATGCCATTTTCCATAGTAGATACACACGATAGAATACAGATTTGCCGTGATCACGACTGGCTACGATACAAGTCTTGTTGTTGTTTTCAGATAAATCAAACCATTCTTGATGAAATTTTGTCAAAATCCAAGGATTCTTTTCATCGAATTTGCCACATATTTCTTCAAAAAAGTATTTGAAATCTCTACGCCCCATTTCAAAATCAACATTGGCTGCCAATTTTTGTAAAGCGTCTGACATAATTTACACCTACTCTTTCTTATTAGGTGCTTTGCCACTCATTGCTGCTTCTGCATCATTATCAAGTTTTTTAGCAGCAGCCTCTAACTTTTTTTTGCCCTTTGATGTAGCCTTCTTTTTGGGAGATGTAATCGTTTTTTTCTTTTTCTTTGCTGTATTATCACGCATAGCCATTGCACCTTTGAGTCCAAGATAGTCTAAGATTCTTTTAGGCAATCCGTCATTACCAGAATATTGTTTAACTGCATCTGGATGTTTTTTTATCCATTCTAATGATTTTTCATTTCCTCTCATAGCCCCTTGTATAGCCTTACTGTATTCGGAATAAGGAACTTCTGTATCAGATTCAGTTTTAGGTTTGATTGCTTTTGATGCTACTTTAGCAACCTTTGGATCTGGTTTTGGTGTTTTTGGTTTTGGTGTTTCTTCCGGTTTAGTCATTTCCTCATACGCTGTTTCAAACGATTCATCAACAGGTTCAACAGGTTCAGCAGGTTCAGCAGGTTCAGCAGGTTCAGCAGGTTCAGCAGGTTCAGCAGGTTCTTCTACCGGCTTGACAGGTTCTCCTGATGGAGTCCTTTCACCAACATTCTTTACTGGTGGCAGTTCCATTGGAGGCGGTATTTCTCTGCCTACTGGCAAATCCTTTATATCAGGTAATGTAGGTGCTAGAATATTGGCTTTGCGTGAGTCCATCAAGTCTGCTAACATCTGTGTGCCTTCTCTTAGACCGATTATTTTATTCCGCATTTTTTGTTTCACATTTTCTACTAATTCATCGTATTTTGCATTTAATTTCGCATTATATTCTTTTTTATCCATCACGCCAGATGAATCTTGGCTTGTTGTATCATCATTAAGTTTTGGAGGGGGCGGTGGGCCTTGCCCAAATCCAGCAGGATCTATCATATTAGAATCAATTATATCATTCAATGGATCATCGTAATTTGGGGGAGAGGAAGCAGTTTCCTCCACTGGTTGATTACTAACATGTGATGATTCGCCAGGGGCTGGTAACATAGGAACCTGTTTCGGTTCCGCTAACGCTCGGCTTTCATCAAAAAGGGTCGATTCATCATCCTCCGTAGTAACGTCATCAGCAAAGTTATTAGGTGAATCCGATGGATTGGTGCTTGGAGGCGCAGAAGCAACTTCAGGAATGAATGTCCTTACATTTGCCCCCATAGGTGCAAGCGTGGAGGCTAAACGCTCATTTCCCCTCTGAAATCTTTGTTGGGCCTTTTGCCTACGGCCATCTCGAAATGCTTTATTGTAAATAAAATCAATTGCTGCATTACGCTCAGACAAGTTATCATCTCCTTCTTAGATTAACAGTAGTGTTTTGCTCTTGAACACCTTTTTTGATAGAAAGCATATCAGCATAAGCAGATAATTTAGAATCTAAAGAAGTCATTACAGGGGCCATCCCCATTGCTCTTTGATTCATACGATTCTGTGCTGATTGGTAATTTTTAGTTTGCTGTGCTGATTGTTCGTTTGCCCTACGTCTTGCTGTTCCACCTGTGCTACCAATATTTCTAGTCAAACCAAAAGTTAGAGCATCTGCCAATTTTCCTGCACCAGAACGATTTTGAAGATAAGTTTGTTGATTTGCACCTTTTCCTTGTTGGAGAGTTTGCATATCCTGTCCTGCTTGGAATTGTTGAGCCATTGATTGAATTTGAGGGTTTACTGTTGCTGCTTGTGGCATTTGTTGATTCATTTGTTGATTTGTTTGTTGCACTTTCTCATCCATAGTTGCTGGTGCTGGTGCTGCTGCTGCTGGTTCTGGTGCTGCCGGTGCTGGTGCTGCCGGTGCTGGTGCTGCCGGTGCTGGTGCTGCCGGTGCTGGTGCTGCTGCTGGTGCTGCTGCTGGTGCTGCCGGTGTTGGTGCTGCTGGTGCATTTGCCTCGACCTGTTGTTGTCCGATTTCTGTAAATGTTTGCTTGCCAGCCCCTATATTTGCTGTTCCCCCCATTGCCGGTGCTTCTGAACTCAATACGTTAATGCCACCTTTCGATTGAATTGCATCAGTTGTTCTGTTTCTCGCAATTTGTTGCTTTCTAGCCTTTTCTGCTTCAACTTGTTTGTTGTATTCATCCTTTGACATTCCAGTTTTCTTCCGATGCAACATTCCCCCAACACCTGGAATGTATGATGTTATACCGCCACCTGGAAGTTGTGACATACCTAAGACTTTGACAATATCATCATCCGAATATCCTTGCTGAACTAATCTTGCTCTCAATACTAAATCATCACTCATTAAAAATCACCTTCACATACTGCACGTCTTGATGTGTCAATCCAAAAGATTTCGCTATACTCTCCCAATCGCCTCGGCTATGGAATATGGAAATTATATCAGAGTTTGGTCTATTCATTCTTTGAGCGACCATTGATACATCATTTATCGAAGCAATGGATGATGATTTTCTAACACTATTTGGTTGATATAGTGGAGAGTAAGGGAGTGCTGACTTAGCGAGTTCTAACTGAACATTTTCAAGCATTTCCTTCAATACATCTGATGCTTCAGCATCTTCAGATTTGCGATAACTAGGGAATAATGTTTCATACGCATAACCAAGTCTAGTCATTAGGTTATCCAAAAAGCCTCGCCCCGTATTTTGAGAGGGAGGAACATTTGAGGGATAAGTGTTTAGGGTCTGCATAGGGGGCGGAGGCGGTTTTTCTGCAACCGGAACCGGAATCGCACCTGTTACACTTGGGTTGGGCGGAGGTGGCGGTGGATCTGCACGAACAGGAACAGGAGGGGGTAATGATACAGCCTCTTGAATAGGAGTAGTAGGAGGGGGAGGGGCTGCTAACGGTGCAGGAGTTGGACTATCCTGAGCCAAAGGCTCTGCTGGCTCGACTGGGGATGTTATCGCTGAGTCTCTAGGCATAATTGCCTCTCCAGCCCACTCAGGGGGCTTTCCGCCAGCCATCAATTCATCTCGCTTTGCAGCCATCAATTTTTCAGCACGATTCATTCCCACACCGTCATATTTTCCAGAATAAGCATTTTCATGAACTCGCCTTGATGTTTCTTCATCCCACCCGTAGTGTTCCTCATACATTGAAAGCATTTTTTTGCTTGGATTCTCATTGTGATAATACGAATGCCCAGTTGTGTTGTTGATAGCATGGTTTCTCATATTGGGGTGAATAAAGTTCATTAAATTACCATAAGAATCTGCTTGATTGAATCTTTCATCAGTGGCTCTAGCCTCCATTGCCGCATCTGAGAAGTTTCCTATTTGTAACCCATCGCTATGAGAATTACCCGCAAACTGGTTAAACTCCGGTAGATTTCTCAATGCTTGTAAAGCCATACCTTGAAGCATTTCAGGATTAGCATTTGGGTATCTTTGTTTTATTCCTTGAACAGTCAAAGCAAACTTAGACCTTAAATTATTATCTCGAATATAGATTGTATCTCCGTGTAATAGCCCAGGTTTAATTTCATCGGATGCTTTTGGAACTCCTTTCAAATCAATACCCATCTGCTCTGCTCTTTCACGCCTCAATGCTGTTAAGCCGTTATGATATGGCCTTGCATATGCTTCCGGCTTACCATTCAATTTACTGACATATTGAGTAATCAAAGCACCTTGACTGTTGAAATCTCCTTCGCCTTTTCTACCTAAAACTGGAGTTCTCCAAGCGGCTACTGCAACATAATTTCCCATATCTTTTTCAAAAGCCAACGGTATTTGCCTTGTTGGAATTCCGCTTTGTGCAGATCTTTCAGCATTAATCATGTTCTGTCTTTTGATAGAATTATTGATTTCCTCTGCACCTGCATTGACCGCTTTTTGAAAAGTTTGATGCCACAGAGTAGGATTTGCTGCCTCTCCAGCATTTAGAATATCTCTATCTTGATCTGTCAGCCCTCCTAAATGTAAATCAAATGCAAGTTTAACAGCGTCTGCTTCAACACCTGCAAAACTATCATGGTTGAGATCGTGATGCGAGTTAATTAAAGACGCATAACCTTCTTCAACATTATTACTACCTAGAAAAGCATTGATGTAGTCATGTATATTGAAAACACCATGCCCTTTACGAATCAGATAGTTTTCTAAAACAATCAACGGCATGACAATCACTTCTTGCCTATAAGACCCATCTCCTGTGCTAAAGCCATATCAACAAAACGGAATGCTTTTTCTTCCTCATTTGTTTTTGTTGCACCAGTTGGTGCAGACGATTCATGACCGCTAACAACCGCACCTACTTTTCCTGCATTATCTAATTCAGGGGTAGCCTTTGTCAATTTGTTAAGCCGTTGAAGTAATTTCTCAATCTTACGCTTCATAGCCATAAACTCAGACCTTGAAATGTTAGGTTTTGATTTGGAAAGGAGATTCATTTTAGCAACTAACGGGTCGTTAATGCCTAAAGGATCACCAACTGCACCTCTTGAAAATTTAGATGTTGATGTTCCCATTCTACTCACTGAGGGCATTCTAGTGCCGGTTCCAATAGTGCCTCCAAGTATTGAACGGCCTTTTGTTCCCATGCCTCTAGTGTCTGCGTGATGTGATAATCTTAAAGCCCTCGGAACTGAACCAACTTGCCTTCTCATTCTCTCATTTGCTTTTTTGCGTTCCCATGCAACGGGGTCACGTAACCGCAAAGGTATCGCTTCATTTCGACCAGACCCTATTCTTCTAACTGCTTCACTATGGATATTAGGGTGGAATGCTTGTCTTTTTGAACCACGATCAACATCTAAAGCAACACTACTCGCCCTCCTTTTAGATGCTGACTTTATTTGACGACCCCCACGTGCGCCCTTCTTCTGAGTCTTACCTTTGCGTCTTTTTGACCTCTTTCGTTTGGCCTTTGATTTACGCTCATCCTCATCGGATTCTTCCTCATCATACATCCTACGACCTTTGTAACGCCTTTTTGCTTTTAGAACGCTATCCCAAGCGTAAGTAAATGAGTCCTCACTTGCAGTAAATTCTGGATATTTAGATGTGTCACCAAACCTTGGGTCGTATTGCTCATTTGGGTCGGGGTTAAAATCTATTTCACGCACAGGTTTAGGAACTAAATTTCTCCTAACCTTTGCCTCAACTTTGTCTTGAATTTCTGGATCGCACACAACGCATAATTCCTTTCCTCTTGCATATCTAGCGATTCCCATTTTATAACCACAGTTTTTACATGTAGGAAGTTCAGGCGAGCCTCCTTCTTCTGCTTTACCTAACATCGCTGGAACTAGAGTATTACTCATACCGTATCTGACATTCGGCCCCTCTGTTCTAACAGAACCAGCATTCATTCCATTCGATAAACCAATTCCATTTCTGTTCAAATCAAGTCCAATACCTGCTTCAAGCATAGTCTGTTCCTGTTCAAACTGTGGTGATCTTCCTAATACATCATCAATCTTCTGTGGTTTGATACTAACGTGAGGTATTTTTGCAGCCAATTCACTTAACGCTCTCTCCCTTCGCTTTTTAGGGTCTGCTTGATCACGACTACGACCATCCTCTGGAGTTTCACGACCATGATGTGAAAGACCATCACTATCCTCATTAGGGTTAATGTCATGGTCTAAAACTTCACGTGGATTGAAACCTCCCATCATTTCTTGAGTTCGTGGAGTCCAAATAAGGGGTTCTCTAGGATTGCTAACTACCATCTTTTAACCTCCTACGAATTGAGCGATACGCTGTATCAATTTCACTTGCTAAAGTCATATACCATTGTGCTAACGAAGGAACACGTGCATAAGATTTTGACATTGGCAACATTTTTTGTTTTAAGTCAGTAATTATCTGTGTGCCATCTAACAAAGATATACACTCAGCATTTGGTTTATGTTTTAATATCTTCAAATCACTAATCAAAAGTCTTGTAACTATTAGCGAACCTAGTATGTCTGCAACTATGCTTTCGGGATATTCTAAATGTTCTTCAACCGCTTCAGCCCAACGCTTTACAACTACATCAACAGAATTAGTGTATGCTAACAAATCATCTATACTCCACAAATCTTTTGCTTTGTTATTAGATAAAATACTATGATGAGTAGGCAAATCTTTGAGCATCAACTGATGAACTGTTCTCAACTCATCACCCCCGATGCAACAAGACGCTTTTTTAATTCAGCCCATTCTTGGGGTGATTTTTCAGAATAAAATTGTTGTAATACGTTTAGAATAGAAACCGATTGTTTATCTTCAATGGTTTCTGCCTTCTCCATCCATTTTGCTAACTCAACTAAAGTATCTCGAACTTCACGATGAACCTTCAATGCAGTTTCAACATCACGCATTTCAACAACCTCTTGTTCATCATCAAATTGATTTTCAACATGATCGAGAACTCTCCCTAATAATTTATCTAAACGGTTCATATTAGTTTCAACACGACTTAACGACTCATGAACTGTTTTCATAGCATTAGGTAAGGCTTGAATATCTACATGTTGTTGAATGATTGGTTTTGTATGTTTTTCCATGTGATTTGACACTGTGCTACTAGCAATACCTAACTCAACAGCGAAATCATCTATACCTGCTCTACCTTCTAAAATGGCTGCTTCAATATCTGCACGATTTGGATCTGTGCATATAGGGCATGAAGAATTACTGTTATTGTAATATTCTCCAGAATGCCTCCGCATGTGTCTGTGAGTTGTTCCTTCAGCCCATTGATGTTGCCTATCACAGTCTTGAACATCTAATGAACCTTCTAGGATTTTTTGTTCGAGTAAATCTCTTTCAGGGTGCTGGCAAAACGGACAGTTTTTGCGTGTCTGCCGACCAGCCATAAATTACCGCATCCTTCTTGACTTAATTGGCTTTGTCATAGTTTCTATGGGTATAACACAAGTTATTTTCATCTAAATTACCTTGCCGCTTACACCTTTTACCAGATTTTGTAATCGCAATACAAGTTTCTTTTTGCTCTTTCTTTTTGCCTAATATTATCTTAATATCATCAAAATCAAAATCACCATCACCGTCTTGATCAAATTTAGTCAGCAAAGGACTATACGGTAGAGGATTAAACCGCCTCATTCCCGATGAGGCTACCGAAAAGAGGCAAATTGTCTAACTGCTATCCCAAAGGTAAAAATTAATCCAAAAGCACCCATCAGAACTTGTGTTGATGAAAGTGAAGAACCTCTCCAAACAAGCATAACAAACATGGCAAGCATAAATGAAATAATAAAAATCATTGTAGCACTTTCAACTAACATTTTGTTTGGACTCATAATCATGCCTGTGGCATTGTAGATATTTGCTTGCTCTGGTTGTTTATCTCTGGCATTCATAAGACCGCAGCCCCCATTCCTACTTTTGCAGCAGTTTGACCAAAGCCGCCCTGTTGCTGGACTTGATTTCCAAGCACATTACCTAGCAACGCACCAAAGAACCCTGGTTGCGTTTGAGGATTCATTGACATCCCCATATTATGTGCTTGTAAAAACATCTGCCTTTGGTTTGCATTGTTAGCAAGAGTTTGTTGTGCAGAAGATTGTAGTTTTGTCATTGTCAAACCTAGATTTTCAGGAGACAGTGTATTTATTGACGCTGGTAATGATGATTGGTCAAGTGTAATTTTACCATCTTCCGCTTGTGTAAAGGTGATACTGGTAAAGAATTCTTTGATAGATAATCGAACTACCTCTCCAACCAAATCCATAAGCAAACCTATATTTTGTGAAACAATAAATTGAGCAACTGGGTCATTTAATTCAAGCAAACGGGCAGTAGCAGTAATTGGATCGTTTGCCATTTGTTGCATCATTGGGTTTTGGGCTGCTTGCATACCCAAAATGCCATTATCCATGCTCATTCCGTTTGTTTGACTCAGATTTTGCGTTGGAGAGCCAAATTGTGTGCTTGTATTGTCATTTTTGCTAAACCAGCCCATATTATCACCTACTGTTGTTGAATTGTAGCCTCTTGTTGTGGCAAAGCCTGTGCGTTCATAGCAGTTTGCATAGAAATGCCGTTTGCCATAGCATTTCTTTGTGCCATTTGTGATTCTGCTTGTAATGCTCTCAAATCAAAAGTGACTTGCACAATATCTACTACTCCAGTTACAGGATTTGGCAATTGTGTTAATTGAACACCTTTGCTATGTTGTGCATCTTTGTGAACCATAGCAAAAAATGGCTCATACTTTAACAATGATTCTGCTGTGCTTCTATTTTTAGGAGAGTTACCTTTCATCAAAGCACTCATTCCAGGTATTTTGGTAAATTTAGTTCCTTTTGAAGCAATGCGACTAAATCCTTCTTCTGCCATTTCATGCTCTTGAATTAAAGATTTTAGAGTATGATAAATGTGAAGATGTGCAGGACATAGAGAACTGTTCATTTCATCACCGTGATCGCCATGAGTCCTTGCCAATGGCTTTCTAGCGTTTCCAGTTTCTTCATCGAACCAATAAATATCTGCTAAGGAAAGTCCGGTGCTTTCGTCAACAATATGTGCATAAGCGTTATCGCCCTCTAAAAATCTGCGAATATCGACTCCGCAGCAAGCACATTCATGCGCTGCATTGTAGCGGTATATTTTGAAAAATCCTAAATTATAATTTGGTGGCCTCAAAGCCTTTCTCAGCATCTTGATATTTTGCTTTCTAGCCTTCTTAGGATTTTTAGGATTAGATTTCAACTGTATTTCAACAGTAGGCATAAGTTGTTCTTCACCTATATCTCCAGTTGAACCAGCACTTGCCATCTCCGCACGTTGTTGAGATTTCAATAACTCATATGAAATGCCAGTTTGCTGTGATACCAACTTTAATTGCTCATCATCAAGTCCTTGTAATTTTAGACCTCTTTGATATGGCAAATATGACATCGGATTTAGAACTTGGGGATTCCACGCCATTAACCCTGCCATGCCTAACACCCCCATAAGCGTTATCCTACAAAGAATCCAATAATGCAATTAAACTCTTTTCAACATTAATTCCATGTTGAGATGACATTGCCATTACTTCTGCACGAATACCTGCTTTTCTCAACCGTTTTAACGAATCTCTAAATGGTGCAACGATAGGATGCTCTTTCTGCAAACCTAAAGACCACAACGCTTCAGCACGTTCATCCCACCATATATCCATTTTATTTATCATCAAACAAAATAAGCGTGGAACATATTTTTTAGAATTTTTCTTTGCCTTTCTGGAGATTTTTTTGCTGATGTCTTTTTTTACTATGTTATCAACCAAATATGACAAACTAGCAGAAGCATCCATAGCAAACTGTCGTGATGTCATTGCCCTATGATCAACCATGAACATTACCAATTCAACATTTCTACCAAACATATCATCTATCCAAAGATTACGAAACATCACATCTCCTGCAATATCTGTTGTAGTAATTGGCTTTTTGACCTTGACTAAACGAACCTGTTTTCTGGTTTCAGAGGGATTTTTATAACCAGTTGCTGTTTTACTTTTAGGATGTGCAGTTCTCAAATGAAAAGGTATAGGATCAATATCTCCTGGCACAGTGAGATACTGATCTAAAGTTGTTTTACCAACCATTGATGGGCCATAAATGCCTACTCGAAAAGGCCGTAATATTCTGTAAAGTGAGTAAAGTGCAGACGCTGATGCCATTAGCATATGCCCTGCAATCAAGGCAGACAAAGAGTTACCCCCTTCAGTTTCCTATGCTTGTTATAAAAGTCCATACATCTGAAGGTGATATTCCTAAGATTTCTAGTCCAAATAAAATTCCAAATGTCAAAGCGATTCCTCCAATTAGTGCAGTAATTGTTCTTACCCATCCAGCAACCCTCTCCATTTTTCTTTCATATGCGTTTTCTGCTAATATTTGCGACATTGCTTCCGTTTGTCGCTCTTGTGCAGTTGAGAACGGCCACATCTAGTTCACCCCAAAGTGAAATCAATCTTCATCTTTGCTATCATTAGGCAAACCGAACTGTTGTTTCCCATAAGGGTTTTGCTGGCCGTTATTTCGCCAATACTGCTCTTTTGTTGCCCTTCGCTGTTGTAATCTTTGTTGCTGCCTATACCATTTATCAATTTGATTTTCCCTAGAGAATTCTGCTCGCATAGCCAAAGAATCACGAATGCCACCCACATGAAACAACACCATTGAAGTGCAAAGGAAGCCAAATGCAATCAAACCATATTGTAATCCCATTTCTCCAGCACCAGCGTTAGGCAGATACCATCCCATATGAGATACTGCAACTGAAATACCAGTCAAAAGTGCTTGCCATAGCAACATTGCTATGAGATTTATGTCTATTCTATTTGTATCTTCGGCCATATAAGGGGGAGGATAAAAGCCTCTTTCCTTTTCATCAGGTTTATTCATCAGTGTTCACCTTGTCTTTGTTTTTGAAGTAAAATGCAAGTGCATGATTTACAAATGAAGATTTAGACTCACGCCCTCTTTCATTCTCCATTTTAGCAAATAGACTATCTTTCATTACAACAGAAACGTGTTTGCCCATCTAGCACCTCCCATGTATAACAAGTATATGAACTATGACAGTATAAACAACATCAAATACAAGAGGTAAGGTGGCTTTATTATGAGCCAACCTAACTTAATTGAAGCAGTTCATACCCTCCGTTCATATAACATCGCACTAACTGGGATGGCACATGATCCACAGAGCATTTCCTCATGGACTACAAGATATGCAGAAAATGATGGCAAATCTCCAAACTTTTGTCAAGACGCAGCAATTGGTTTGCTCTGTCATTTAGGCAATCCAATATACGCTTACAATAACATAAACAACAATCAACAATCATGGTCTGGCATTTTTGGTAGTGCAGAGCAAGCACTAAATGAAGAAGCAAACTGGCAAGGCGCACAAACATATCAGCACAATCTAACTTCATACGATAGAGTTTTCAGCACAGATATACAATGGATTCAACAATATGCTCAATCTTTACAGTATTCGATGGATATACCGTTTGAATATTTTGTGAATAAGGTAATTGCAGATTTACGCCAGTGTCAAGGTTCATCCGGTGCAGGTAGCATATCACATTCACCAATGACTCATCCTAGTATGCAACAACCTGTGCCTTAGAACAGCCTTTGTTGATTTCTATTATTACCTTGCTGCATTCGTCTTAATGCTTCATTAAAAGAATCTTGAGGAACATTTGCCATAGCCATAAGTTCACCGACTGTTCCTCTTGTTGAAGCCTTTGAACCTGACATATCTTGACGATTTAATTCACGAATGTCAAAACCTGCATCTCGTAACGGATTTACAATTGAAGGACTCATTGAATTAAAAACAACTGTTGGCACACCACGTTCCTTTGCGTCAATAATTTGTTGAAGCAATTTATCTTGCTCTTGCTCGTTAAAGAATCCGTGTGCGCCTTCTTCTCCAAAGTAGGGCGGATCGAAAGTAATGAGGTTTTTATCGGCTTTCATTTGGTCTTTGATGTCGTCATAAAATTGGAATGCGTCACCTGTTCTCCAATCCCAATCTTTCATTGCCTCATGCCAAGGCGAAAAATCATGCGGCCCTATACCGCCTCTAATGGGTGTAGGTCTGAAAGTATTGCCACCAGGTTGTATTCGGCCTTTGTATCTGTTCTTTTCAGGATTATAAAGCCCTGCCTCCATCAATCTATCGAAAAATGCCCCTGCCATCTGTGGGTTTTCTGGCAAATATTTTTTGTCACGTGAAAGCCCTGGAGGTGTTGAATAAGGGTTTTCAAGTGATGGTAATTCCTTAGTTCGACCATAACGAACTAAACTATTGAATCCAGTCAGTTGTAACATGTAAAATAATTCGGCCATTCTATCATAATCTTCCTGTGTTGCAGTTTGATTTGCGGCTTTTTCTCTAAGTGCGTTATATTGATTACGGAGATTGTAATAATGTGCTGGCACAAATGCTTCTTTTCCTTCACCAAATTGACTCATCAATTCAGGAGTCATTGTTCCAATATCAATATCCCCCAAAGTAGGATGTGGCATTATAATTGATTCCCCTTCTGCAACATTGTAATCACTAGGATTTATTTGAAACGGTTCACGGATGATTCTACGCATTAAATTGCCAATATCTGGATTTATGTCATTGATGATGGCTCTTGACGGCTTAAATCCTAATGACAAACCTCCACCCCCCCCAAATGTCTCAATCATTTCACGATCTCCAAGGGTATCTCTTAAAGCAGCCATGATGTTTGAATACATTGGATTATTTTTTACACCTTGAAGCCTAAATGCAGTAGGTAAAGCCCTCCTTCTTCCGAACTTTCCAGCAGAGGGATGCGGCATCTTCTGAATGCTAAAGTCATCCCTTATTTCAAGGGTCTTTATTAGATTTGTAACAATATCCTCAGTCATATCATTACCTCAATCCTTACGCACTTTGTTATGCAACCTCTCAAGAGTTTCACTTAATTTAACAGGTGTTCTTGGAGATTGTTTTCTCTGAGGCTCATTCCCCTTTGCTCTCGCAATCATTCTTTGCATGGTTTTATTTTCAGTAGGATTAATCGGTTTTTGTCGCATGTCTTTACGGGTTTTTTTAGTCTTTTCGTATTGAGCCATGTTCTCATCAATAACATCTTCTAACTCTCTTTCACGATTAGGATCTGTCATAGATTTTACTATGGCTGACCATACTTGTTCAAAGCATTCGCTACCAGCCATATAACCGGCATACTTATTTCAAATATCAATTTGACCCTTCAAAACTGGTCAAAAAGTGTCTTTTGTGCGTTTGAACCAAATGCGCCACGCCCTATTGCTCTTGAAACAGCAGGTGAAACTACATTGCCAATCATCTGATTTATTGCTTTAATTGGTTTTCCAGATGATGCTTTGTAAGTAGGTGCTGACAAAGCAGATGAAATATCATAATCCGGTCTAAATCCTTGAACCATCATCACTTCTTCCGGTGTCAAATAACGATTATACATATGAGATGGTAGATTATGCGTTATGCCTGTGAATGTTGAATCTAAAGGCTTTCTATGTATGAATGCAGTTCCAGGGCCTCCCTCTTGACTAGGATGGTTTGCTTTTACATTCATCCAGCCCTTTCCTTTACCTTTGCCTGGATTAATGCCTCCTGATTGCGAAACAAAACCTTGACTCATAAGATAATCTCTAACTTCTGGACTAATTTTACCTTCTGAGACTATCTGATTTAGAAATGCCAATTTGTTTGCTTGGTTTGCCCGTTCTTCATCTGCTAAATGTGGCAAAAAATCAAGTATTGACGGGCCTTCTTCTCTGCCCGCTATTGGTTTTGTGCCATACTTGTAATGTGTTGGTTCAGCAGTAAATCCTTCGCCTATGAATGTTCTACCTCTTGTTGTTGGAACTCCAAAATCAATTGCATCCAATTTGGGTTGATTTTTCAAAAGATTCATGACCCGATGTTGGAATGGTTTGCTAACATATTTATCTAACAAATGCGGATTTTCTTTGATAAACTGTGCAACGGCTGGTGCTTCTTCAAGTGACCATGAATTAAGATTAATGTCGGGATGCTTTATCATCTGTTCAGCCGTGTAAAGGGCATTTCCAATCATAGGAAAGGCAGCCAATTTGCTTTCATAAATTTCTTCCTCTGTTTTTCCTGCTGGCCCTGTTCTCCTTTGAGCCAGTGTAAAGGCTTGACATGGAGGGGAGGCGTGGTAATGAATAGGTCTGCCTTGAGATAGATCTGCATATCTTTCTACTAAATCGTCAGGATGAAGTTGCCCCTGTTCAGTTCCAATATACCCTTGAATAACCTCTCCTTCTTGATTTGCTGCTCTTACTTGATTAGCAGCATTCCAAGCATCTACTGATGCAATGGTTGGTATGCCCATACTTGCGAATCCTTCATCAAAACCGCCCATTCCAGCATATTCAGCAATTAGCCCTACATCATCTCTCATAGGGTATCTAGGAAATCTTGACTCAAAATTAGCCCTCATATCTTCTATATCATAAGAAGGTAACATTTTTGCCAGCATAAGCGAAAATGCTTCATTGAATAAAGCCTCGCTCATGATTGTTGGAAACAGTTACCAGATAAGAACTTATCTAAACTAACAAGTGGTTGGAGAGTCTTTAATAAGATAAGGAATAAAGCAATAACTGGCGAGCAAACAACCTCCTGTCAATTTTAGGCTTTAACTTTCACAAAACATATCGAATATTTGGGCATTCGATAAATACCTTGTTTGCTTCGCCACCTATCTTCATCCAGTAGTCAATACCCTGTTCTCCACACAGGTTTTTTATCAACCGTTACATATTGCGGATTGTCCGAATATGGTTCAATGGATTCCATTACAGCCCTCAAACCATCCATGTCGTTTGGTATTTCATCCAAAATATCGAGAACACTAGAGGCTGGCAATTGAATGTTGAACTTGTCAAGATTTTCTTGATAGGCTTGACCTGGATTCGCTGATGAAGAAGGCCACCAATCATACGGTGGAGGCATACCCATATCAGTATCAAACAAACGCCAATTCCCTGTCTGATCACGACCCCAATTAGCACTTACTCTATCGCCAAATATATGATTCATTGGAATATCTGCAATTCCTAAAGTTGGCCGCCCTAGTTCACCAAACCCACCATAAGCATGAGTTTCGAGAATTGGCTGAATAATATACTCATCATCTACATTAAATTCAGATACTACGGGGAAACCAAGACTTTCTAACAATTCAGTCATGTAGTAACCATCTCCATCATAATCACCAAACCTGCTTGCTAAATTGTCTTTAGAGTGTTGCATGTGGGGTAATTTAACAACAAATCTTCTATCACTTGGATGAATAAAGGTGCTTAATGAGCCACCTTGCCCCATCATATCATCCATTATAGAATCCTCGCTTAACAACTTTTGACGCTCACTCATAGAAAGTTCTGGCAAATTACTAGCAACATCTCTCCAATTTGGAGTATATTCTTTGACAAGATTCCAAGCGGTGTCGAAGGCGGTCATATCCAATCATCCTCCGAATATCCCGCTTCTTTGGCTGCTTTTCGTTGCCAATCCTCTAAATCCTCCCATTCGCCAAGCATTTCAACCATGCTATCGTCATAAGAAAGTGCCTCCATGAAATCATCGTATTCGGCAGTTCTAAACACATCGGCATCCATCTCATAGGTTGGTGGTTTGGGGTTAAACCTCTCAAGTGATTCATTATCCCTGTAAGCCCTCAAACGATTAAGAGCGTCTTTTGCGTGTTGCCCTCTTTGTTCAGGGGTGAATAATTCGCCTGTTGTTCCGCCCATAACCCCCTCATATCGTCTTTCATCAATGTATTCTTGAAGCAATTCAATAACTCGATCATGCGACAAACGTTCACCCATATTCTCATCATCCATAACACCAATACCAGGGCTATATGGATCTTCTTGCATTGCGTATTCGTATTCTTCAAAATCGCTTGGGTCAATGATTCTGATGCTCGGTATTGTTCTTCGCATTGGTGGAGAGGATTTTCCTTCTGTATTTCTTCGCCCTCTAAAATCAGCGTAGGGAATGGCTGAACCATACAAAGCATAATGCAAAGCAACATCAAGGTCATTTGAATAATAGCGTGGGTCATCTCTAAAATCCCCACCGCTATACAACATCTCATCATCAGTAATCTCCCTTATTCGGCCACGATCCGAATAAACATCAATGGGTGCTTTCATCAATTGCCAAGCGGTGTCGAAGGCGGTCATTCTAAACCACGCATCCTATCTTCATACATTCTAAAATCAACTTCACTTGCCGAACCATCAAAAGGATTGATTTCATTTTTGTCTTGCCGCAATGCGTCTTGTAAATCAAATGGCTTACCATCTCCAAATAGACCTGCTATTCCCATCGCATCATTTATTCGCTTATCCACAAAGGGATGAATACAACGACTACAATGATTTGGAATACCCTCAACAATGTTATTGATTTCACTAAAACACTCCCTGCATTGAGAGGGATAATTCACGCTTGGATCTGGGTCAAGTGAACCATCATCAATCATCAAAGCCAAATGCCTGTTCATCTCGGCAATTTCTTGAATCTCCTTTTTTGAAAAAAAGCGTCTATGGCCTGTTTGCATTTTTACAATAGCCCAAGCGATGTCGAAGGCGTTCATTCAACCAACCTCTCTATCCGTTCAATTGTGCTTGGTTCAGCAAACACCCTTTCAATCCCGCTTTGGTCTATGTAAAAGAGGGGTAAAGAAGGTAATTTATGAAAGGAAGCCGCATAATCGTCTGCAATATGCAAATGTTCGCCATATCCCAACCCCTGTTCTAATGCGGCTAAATCACTTGCCGATACATTGTTTGCTAAATCATCATAGGTTGTTTCAATTGAATTATCAATGATATAATGCAAAACTTCCACATCGTCAAAACCATTAACACAATTCCCGTAATACGGCAAGCCTTCTTTCAACAAAGACCAAGCGGTGTCGAAGGCGGTCATTCACGCATCACCCGCCTTTCAATTTCTTCAAGACTCAATTCTGGCGAATATCCCGTTTCATCTGGATCGTCATCGTATGAGGCCAACCTTCGTTTAACTTCACTTCTTGGCAGTTGAGGATCCATGCGCTCATATTCTCCATCAACGATAGCCTCCATGCGACCATAAGTGATTGGTTCAGTTGGGGCTATCTCGCTTTCAAAAGCAAGTCGCAAAAATTGAGGCGGAATGACGACATTTGATTTGTAGGCATTCCATTCTTTGTTGTGCCTAAGCGGAAAAGACGGATCAATCTCAATAATCACAGGGCGACCCGATTTTGAGTCAAAGGTTTTGTCCGATGTTGCGGTAGTCCAGTTCCCTGTAATTCTGCCTTCATCTTGCGCCCTCCGCCTTGAGGCTCTATTTGCCCCCATCTTTGCATATTTCAACGCCAATTTTGGAAACGATGTAGCAAAAACCACAGGCTTTCCTTCTTCATATTGACCCTTGCCACCAACAAAACGATTCCCTGACTTCCAATCGCTCGGCTTCAATCCCTCACGCATTATGCTTTCAACACGATCTGACGTAGTTCCGTGATAAGGTGCTTTGAGCAAGCCCCAAGCCTGATCGAAGGCGGTCATACATTGTCCTCCATAAACGACTGTTCCTTTGAAGCACCTTGCTGAACCCTGTAATGAAACAAAACTTGTATCTGTTGCATGAAATCTAATTGAAGGAAATCATCATCGGCTGGATAGCCATTTTCATACAACCAAGAACGAAAATCACGGTCTTGTCTAACGAAACGGTGGCTGTTATCGGGGGCAACATACACCAAAGGGTCATTCATAATATCCATAGGTATAGATTTCATTAAATCCCAAGCGATGTCAAAGACAGTCAATCAAACTCCCCCTGTTCATACCGTTCCATCATTTCTTTTTTCCATGAATTGATAGCGTCTTGCCATTCATCCCATTTTTCTTTGTCTTTGGGTTTTGGCGGCCCGTAGTATTCTGTTATTGCACTTGCAGGAATGGGGTGTTTAGTCCATTGATTATCTCCATCTTCGGGTGTTGGTCGGAATAGACCTTGATTCGGATTCTTAACGGCTGAAAGAGGAAAATGAAGGAGAACGGGATCGCCACCATACTTACCTCTCGTCAAGTCGGAACGGATATTGGCAAATGCTATCGCCTGTTCAGGGCTTTGTGAAAAAAACACAGACGGGCTGGTGAAAGCGTCTGGCCTTTTTGGTTGAAGTCCTCGTTTTCTTATTTTTTTAAGAACGCCAGTTGTAGTTCCATGAAAAGGGGCTTTCATCAAATCCCAAGCGGTGTCGAAGGCGGTCATTCAGCAACCCCCAATGGTTTTTCCAACAAATCTCCAATGTTTATGGCTGGTATCTTCTTCAATCCAACCTGTTTATGAGAATGCAAACGGTGTCCTCCATCAACAAATTGATTTCCCGAAACAATGATCGGAGGTGAAGGGCTTCCTTGATTGAGCATTTCGATGTAGCGTTCAATGGTTTTTGCATTTGTGTTTTCAACAGGTCTTTGATTCGTCAAGCGACTTATCTCCATCTGCTCGATTTCGGGCAAAAACATTCCGAACATATCCCTTTTGAGGTAATTTGGGTGAATCCTTTTGTATTGTTCGTCTATGTGTGGGTTGCGTTCCAGCATAAGGTATGTAATGTCGTCTTGTGTTACTTGAGGTAAATCTTCAAAAAACGGCATTTTGAGCAAGCCCCAAGCGGTGTCGAAGGCTGTCATCCTATCAACGCCTCCATTATGCTGAACTTAGCATCCTGTTTGAAAAGCATGGTATAGCCACAATTTTTACAACTAACAGCATCATATTTCTTATTCGAGTAATTGATTAGACGACTCCACTTACCTTGCATAATGATAGTGTCAGTATCAAATTCAGTGGATTGACACATTGGGCAAAGATACATCATCTAAATCCCCTCTGGCAAATTAGGAATACGCATCTTCAACAACTGCCAAGCGATACTCATTGGCTCTCCTGTTTGTATGTTGTCATCAACTTGTATCGCACCGGACTCAAAGTAAGGTTCAGGGTTTTCTCGTAAATTTTCATATAATTCATCTAAACTGTAAGGGTATTTTGCGGTGTATAATGTCAAATGATGTTTGCCATCCTCATCTTGCTCTCTCTCAATTTTAGTCCAAACCCAATCTGGATAAATGGGATTATGAGGGCTAAGTGGCCCACCATCTTGAATTACCTTTGCTCTGAAGATTCGCTCATAATCGCCAGTGGGCGGTGCATCTTCGCCTAAATGAGTAACCCATTCGTTTGTGTCATAATCCAAAGCGTGTAAGTAAGGATGATAGAAACCATCTTGAGCAAATGAGGGCGGCACAGCAGCATTCATTAGGTCTTTCAAAGCATTACTTTCAGATTCATAAGCACCATATCCTTCAGCCTCATAACCCTCAATAAAAGGAATATGGCCGACCTGTTGCCAGTCGTTTTCATTATTGGGTTTAGAAGGGTTCGGCCCTATTCTTTGTTTAGCGTCACTCCCGTAACTCGTAATTGTGCTTAATGGTAGTTGATAAAATGCCCTAGCATCATCAATACCCTCTCCAAAAGACATAGTTTTACGATCAGCAAGTCCTGATAATGCGTGGGGCTTTACATCCCTGCGTTGTCCTTCTTCTTTGAGCAAAGCCCAGGCAATATCAAACAGGGTCATCCCATCGCCTCCCCCGTTTTGCTGACATAAATGGGCTACCAAATTGATTATGTGCGTTTGAAATATATTCTATCCATTGCTGATCGAGTTCATCTGCTTCGTCAGATAGTCCTAAATCTCGCAAATCTTGGTTTTTAGTTACGGCTTTCAACTTTACATACTCTTGCAGTAATTCTTGAACCGATTCAAAACCTAACTCGTTTAGTGCCATTGCTAGTGGATTAAACATGTGTTCGGGATTATATTCAGTCAATCTCTTTGGCTTATCGACTACATTTACACCCACATCTTCTAATGCTTTTATCTCATTAGGTCGATTGTCAAGTTGGGATTGTTTGTAATCATCATACGCTTGGTTTGTTCTAGCATAGGCTTCACCCGTTCCTCTTGTTCTCCTTCTGCGAATAGGCTGTAAAGCAACTGCACCACAATTCATACAAGTAAGATGATTTCCTTTGGTGTCCTCGACCATCATTGGCATCTTACATTCAGGGCATTCCCATCCTTTGGCTGGCATCTTAATCACACTCCAAGCGGAGTTAAATGTCGATGCCATATTAATGTGCAGGTGGCTATCTGAAATAAAGCCATTCCATCGAAAAAAAAAATTAGGCCACTTTTTGGCTATGTGGCATTATTTTAAGCCAGTTTTGAAACTACACAAAAAAAATTATTTTAGATTATCTCTAATGTATGCCATCGGTGGACTCTTGCCCCGATTTGCTAATTTGTAATTGGGATGAAGTATTGTGCTAAATCGGGCTGATCGTGCAGCATCCTCTCCGCCTGGATTTTGGAGATTATATGCCCCGATTTCATGCGCCCCTACGTGCTGATGATAGGCTTTTTCAGCGTCATCATAATTTTGAGCCTCCACCATTCTATCATACAAAACCTGCATCAACTCATCATCAATGGCTGCATGAGCGTGTTCATGAGCCAAAGTTTCTAATATCGTATCTAAATCATCCTCGCCTTGACGCATTGCTGATAAATTGACTCCGACATAGTGTGGTAGTCCTTCATGGCCTCGATACATTTCCCTCATTCGCATTGAATCAATTCGCCTTGGCGCAAACCCTCCTTCTTCTGGGTCATGTTCCATCACAACATTTCTCGGCAAAATAACTGGTTGGTGCTTGCCCTCAACAAAAGGCGAGGGAATAGGTTTGAAATCAGATCCTCTTGTAATCCTTCTCATATAATCGGCATCAATCATAGGTGGCTGCATTTCTCCCAACCGATCAGCAAACGAAAGAACGCTTCCGTCATCACGTCTTACGACATTCATTTTCGTGTCCTTGGGTGAAAAATAGAAATCCTTGAGCAAATCCCAAGTGGTGTCAAAAGCCGTCATGATAACCCCGCCCGTATTCTATCCCTAGTGGACTTAACCTTATTCTTTATTGCTATACGAAGCGTTGGATTTTTGATTTTATGTGCTAACTTACGTGCCGCCTTCAAATCAGATAGTTTAACTCCACAATCTATTCCTCTCTTATTACACCATCTCACTAATTCTTCAGTAGCAAGATTAGCACCAGAGTTCTCAACAAACGGACAACCGCCAAGACCGCCAATACTCGAATCAAACTCTCGCACACCGTTTGCATATCCAGTTGCCACATTATTCATCAAGTAGCGACCATGATGAAGGTGTAATGATATTTCATGTGTGAAGTCTTGTGCGATTCCTATACCAGTTGCTATATCAAATGGTTTGGCTGTGCCTTTAGTATCACATAGCACAATTCTATTTCCAAACCTTAAACCGTGTTGTATCGCTAATGTAAGTTCCTCCTGACTTGCTTCAAATGCCTCTGATATATACACTCTAACAATATCTGGAGACACATTTTGCAGAGTCGTTTCATATCCTTCTAATATCTGTTCTAACTTCAAACCGTAGTTTGCTACATTGAAAGTATCAGATGGTGAAAAGAATATGTTGAAGTTGCCCATACCAGATTCTATCGCTCGATCAAGACCACGCTTATTTGGAACCAGCACAGATAATCCAGTTTTATTATCAAACGCTTTGCAGACTTCTTCAGCGTCAGCCATGTTTGGAACTGCTTTTGGATGCACGAATGAAGCAATTTCTATTCGAGTAAGACCTGCATCACGCAGTAATTGGATTAGTTTGATTTTATCTTCTGTGGATGGAACATGGGGGAGATTCTGCAAACCATCACGTGGGCCGACCTCAAAAATCCTAATCATAAGTCATCCCTCACTCGCCAAGTATCGTCATCCGTTACTTTACCAGTCTTATATGCGTTTTCCCAAAACAAAAAACCATCTTCTTCTTGGTCGCCAGATGGAACGATAGATAGCGGTGGCTGGCCTCCCCATTGTTCTTCGTAGTTTGGATGGCCTCGACTTAACAAGTATGCTGCTAAGTCATATAATGCCGTAGCATAACCCCTTCTTTGACGGTCATCTTGGGTTTCTACATAACCTGCCGAATAGTAGGGCGGCAAAATTTCCCAATCTTCCATACGGTTTTTGTTACCTTGATCATCATATGTTATTCGGTAGGCGTTATCGGATTGGCTGTCAAGGTCAAGAGTCGAGAGTATAACTTCTTCTTTAGGGTCTTTGATAGTAACCTGAAGGTCACTTGGGCCATGTCTTGCCAACATTGGTAGTATTTCACCAGTTACAGGATCTTCAAATGAAGCCGTATATTGCTTGTAACCACTTTTTGCGTATCTGGCTCTAGGATCTGGCACTCCTTCTGAAACTGAACCAGGAACAATAGGCATTTTTGTAATGGAATCCCAAGCGACATTAAAAGAACTCATGGCTCTCCCTCCTTCGGATAAATTCCATAGAGTCGTAGCATTCGCCACTTCTCATCTTCATCAATTCCTGGTGTTGCACTCCACGCACCATATTCTTGAAATCTTTCCCAGTCATTATCAATCTTGGCTTGAAGTCGATTCCTCTCTGCCTCATCAACATCTTTGCTGCTCAATCCAAACATTGAAACCTCATTCCATAAATCATCAGTATAAGGTGGATGAAGGGCTTGGTGCATGTTTTCATGTGCAAGAATACGCAGAACCCTCTCCATTAATTCTTCATCATCTCGAAACACTGGATATGAAACGCCATCTCGATTCCAATCCGCAGGTCTTTTGAAATCAGAAACATGACTAGCGAGATTGACATAAGGTGTATCGGTTTTTGGATTGTAAGCACCTGCTAATAAGATACCTGGGAAGCCACCTTCAAAACGGAACTCTTTGAGCAACCCCCAAGCGGTATCAAAAGTATTCATTTTTTCTCACCAGTGACAGAACACCTCTTGGTCTGCTTTTCTTTTTCATCAATCCTTTTCGATTGAATATCAAGCCATCCGTCTAATAATTTACATCTCGTCATAAGTTTTCCCTCGTTTCTTTGTTTCTCCAAAATGGCATCTCATACGAATCAACTGTGCGGCCTTGATTAGCAGACCAAAACGCATCACCTTCATCCGATCTAGTGTCACTGGCCTTTACCCTATATCCTAAAGCATCTATCAAATCATATATCGCTTGTGCCATTCCCAAGTTTCTGAAATTATCTGCAATGTAAGGGCTTATATTAACGGTTGCACCTTCAATCGGATAATTCATAGCAAATGGCAAATCATCAGGTTCATGATCTAAGTGATAACTTACATTGCTACTACCAATTTTGTGACCTAACATTTCATCGAATTGAGTTTGTTCATCCGGTGGATATTCTATATCCACATTAAAATCATGTGAATATGAAGGCGTTGTCATAACCATAGGATAGCGTTTGCCAGTCTTAGGGTGTATAAAATCTGCAATGCTAAACCGCTTTTCATCATCATTATTTGGAACATAAGCAACCGGCTTGATTGAATCCATATCCAATGGGGCTTTACTTATTGAATCCCAAGTCGCTTCAAAAGAATCATCACTTGCATAGAACCCCATATCTTCTGCATTTTCACCTGCGCCAAACTCACATGCGTTCCAAGACTCCATTATACGTGCAGCCTCATAAGATTCGGTAGTCCTTCCCAATCCCTTTCTTTCGTTATGCGCTCTATATACCGGATGATTGTTATTAACTCCGGCTATATTTTCTAAAAACATCTTGAATTCATCACAATCCATCGCTTCATATTTTGCTATAATTGAATCGCTAAGTTCTCGGTGTGATTGTTTATCTCCCATCATTTCGTTCTCAGCATCAAACTGTTCCGTTAGGTATGTAATCCACTTCGACTTTGCCTCTGCACAACACTTGTCGCCACCAGCATCACCAACTTTGACTTCGGGCATCGTATCTACATTATCTAATGCACTGGTTGTCATCATCTGTGCAAAAATAGCCCTAGCCTGTTCTGGAGATACATCAGGGAACGGATCAAAATCTGTCGGCATCTTAAAGATAGAATCCCAAGCCGCTTCAAACGTATTTTCACTTAACTGCATCATATCGTGCGTGAAGTTTCCAAACTGCACACCTTTACAACTCTCATATTCCAATACTATTTGTCTTAACTGGTCTAGCGAATCTTGGTCAGCAGGGTCATCTGTCTCATATGTCAATACATTATTTATCGCTTCAACTAATTCTCTGCAATCCATAAAGTTTCCAAAGTCGCCCATATACACATCTTCGCCAGGGCCACCTCTGCCACCCCTCTTTACTGCGCCCAAACTCATATCGAGAAGCATACTTATGCGCTCAGTCAGTGTAGCAGCAGCCAAATCCGCTTTGAACTTATCACAACAACTCTCTGTGCGATCTCTTTGCGTTAAATCATCGTCATTTTCTGAAGTTCTGACTTTCATTGGCTCACTTTGAGCAAACCTACGCAAACGCATGATGTTATCACCATCTTCATACGGTGAAAACTCAGGCATATTACACTCGATGCAACACATTAAAATAAATCCATCTCAACTAATTGACATTCCTAACAACTTTTTCTCAAATTTTTTTCCGTGTAGCGTATGTCACTTATGGCGGCAGCCAAAAAAAAAAAAAAAATATGCCCAAATCTACCCCTTTTAGGCAAAAAAAAGGCTACTGCGAGCCTATTTAGCAGTTACTGGGTGCAATACTGGGCGTTCCAGGCTCTCAGTCACCCGTTTATGGCACACCAGCCAGTCGTCAGACTGGCTGCTCGGCTCAGTGCGTTCGATCTGGCTCGCAAACTGGGTGTTTGTAGCGATAAAACCGGCCATTTTGTGGCGATAAACTGGGTTCTGTGGCGATATATCCACACTGGGTAGGCCACTCAGTCTTACACCTAGTTTCATGCCCACAAACTGGCTCAAAACGGGCCAAATCCTAGCCTAAAACCCAGTCCGACACCCAATTTCGACCCACTGAGAGCCTGGTAGGACACCAAAATACACAATTTGTCTCATATTTCAACAAAACAAAACGAACACCCACCCAAGCGGCAGGGGGTTCGCAGTAGGTCGTTTTCGGTTGTATTGATACTGGTTGAAAGTAGCGATCTTTGAGTCCACATTAGACACGATAGACATATTAGACATGATGCCAATAAAAAAGACACAAAATACATGACAAACAACAGTATATTTTCACCTAGATTTACTGCATATTTCCCCTATGAAATCCCTGTCTTTTGTCTGCATATATTGAGGGAACTGTCGAAAGTGTCTATTGTGTCCTAAGATGTGCTGTTAGATGCTTGCAGTATGCTCTTTTTGATATGGAACACCCCTGTCTCGAAATGTGTCTTTAGTGTCTATGTTGTCCGTAGTGTTGATATACCCTGCATAGTGTGGTTACGACTACGGGGAGTATTGCCGTAACGATGAGAGTTGAGGAAAAGATGCCAGAAGTTAGAGAGATTAGAGAGTTCAAGAACCGCCAAACTGGAACGGTGATTGTTGTTGATTATGGATTGAATGAGCCAGGGATGTATCAAGCCACCTGCTACGGCTATGAGGGGCATGCGTCACATGGTTTCGTTGTGAATTGTGAAACACTAGCCCACATCAATTCGATAGCAGCAGACCCGTTGGCATGGTGCGAAGTATGTCAAGAGAACCATGTATTCAAAGACGGTGTAACCACAGATGACATAGATGCAATCTTTGAGTCTAGCATTGAGTTGCTTGACTACATAGATGACATTAACGAATTGAAGGAAGCAGCAATTGGGATGCTTCAATCTGGATTTAGAACAGGACATAGAATTGGAAAAGAAAACGCAAGGAGGAATAAACAATGAGCAGGTCTAACAGAGAGATTATCGCAGCAGAGATGAAAGAAAAGGACATGAGATTTGAGGTGTTCTCAGATGAGATTTACTACATGTTTGGGTTCCAAAACACACATTGCTTTGGCCCACATTCAGGATTTGGGCAATTGCTGAAGTCTAAGCGCACCAAAATCGTCAAGGCTGGTGAAACCCTAAGAAAGCAATTAAGAGAGTCTGGAGTTTCACTTAATGACGCAATTGAACCAGTCCGAAAACTCAAGGGCGACCTATACAAAGAAGCCCATGAGAAGATTGTAAAGCGCAATCTGAAGAAGATAGCAGGTCTGAAGCCAAACATGTCAGAGAAGGAGATTGAAGTGGTTATGAGGCCGACTACAAAGGGCGTATTCTACTGTGAAGAAACTGATACCCTATACACCTGTGAACACAATGGATATACTGCACATGAGGATCCTAGCAAGGATGAATGGGATATTTATGCAAATGAAAGACATGTAGGCACTATCAGCAGACATTACAATGAATCTGTGAGTTATACTCCACATCATGGCAATACTTCTAGCAGAGAAGGTGGCAACCTAGTTTGGGTATTCCACTTCGATGATTCCAACCATCATCCGAGAGCATACCCTAATCTGGAGACTTTCACAATCGACTGGAATGATGGAGGATGGGGAGTCAGCAATAGGAGTGCTAAGTATGAACAGATAGCACATGAAATGCCTCATGGATTCGTTAGTCCTAATGATTCTGTTGCTATGTTTTCACCGGCCAAATTCAAGACCATTGGAACTGCTTTCAAGTATTATGTTGAGATGGATATTGTAGCCGTCAGATACTATCAGGAATTTGTCGTAGGGGGTGAGGAATGATGGGAAGAATCAACTACCTGCGACTGATTGAAGATATGTGGCACAACCCAGGCTCTGAGATTTACAAAATGAGGGAAACGGGCATAGGTCGTCATGCAGGGGGAAGTTGGGTGGATGTTACAACCATCATTTTGTCGTTTTTACGCAGCATCAATCCAGAGATTTACAGATACAAAGCAAACCCTAGAGGCAATCTCCAAAGGAACATCAAGAATGCGCTTCAGAGAGCCTCTGGCACTAAGTTAGCCAGTAGCAATAGAACACACAGTAGCGGATTGATTATTGCCTCCTACACCTACAATGGCAATCATTACACTGTTCAGTATTGGCTGAATGGTAGTGGCAGGTATAGAAGCACATGGCTTCTAGTTAGGGGTGATGAATGATGGCAGTAATACCAACAGTTGATAGAAACGGGAACACATGGTCTGATGAGCAGATGGATGTGCTAGACGCATTTGCAGAGGGATTGGATGCCTACACACAGGATGGCACACCATTCTCCATTGCTATTGATGCTGTGGCAGGTTCTGGAAAGACATCTTTGTTGCAGGGCATGTGTCACATTACTGCACATCTAGCCCCACAGTTGCTAACTGCGATGACAGCGTTCAATACACACATATCGGAATCATCTAAGGAAATCCTACTCGAATTCAAGACCAAGGCTGGTCTGAATGTCAAGATCCTAGGTGGCTCAAATACTGTCAATGCTGGAGGCCACGGCATGATTACTAGCAAGGCTAGAAGCGAAGGTTTCAGCAGGGTTGCTCTGACTAAGTTTGGTAACGATAGATACGCTAGAATCGCTCGTATTACCCTCTCAGGCTGGTTGGCTAGGGAGGACAGATTATCGCTGCTAGAGCAGGTTCAAGAGATTACACAGGAAAAGGCTACATCTTCAACATTCAACAATCTGATTAATCCATTAGTTGAAGTGGCTACAATGGCTATGGATGAGGGATATGTGCCTAGTAATACGATTAGGAATACTGGTCGATTTGAGAATGATGTCTGCACATGTGGCACTAATCTAGCCCCACAACCTTGTCAATCATGGAGTTGTATTTCCAAACAATATACTCCACCTACTGTGCATTCAGATGACATTGCAGCACTGATAGAAGTCATTGACAAGGTGGGCGTAAATCAAGGCTGGTTTGAGAATAACGCTAGAAATCTAGGCGACCAATCTGTGTATCAGTTGGTAGTTGAAATCCTGGCCGTAGTAATCGAAACTGCATACTTGAAAACTGAATTAAGGCCATACTGTGGCAGTAATAGTCCTATGTCAGCCATCATACCAAATAAGAACAGGCAAGGCTATCCAGACAGTGCTAAACCGTTATCTAAGTGCATCTATACCACCGACCCTGCAATTCAAGAAACTGCTAAATTTGCTGCTCTTGAAACTGCTGGTTGCAGGTGGCCGCCAGCAGAGAAGAAGGAGAACTCGATCTCTGCTAAATCATTCAAAACTGAGGCCAAATGTATTGTCAAAGAGTATTCTGGTCACACTATCATGTCCTTTGAGAATGGAGGCCATAAGAAGCGTCTAGGTGACAAAACAATAGGCACACAGTTTGGTTTCAAGGGCAATTATTCAGTCAACGGTGAAAGAGTATCTTCATGGCGTAAATTCAATCAAAATCTAGGAGTTACGGTCATCAATCCAAAGGACTTGAAGAAGGTCATCAAACTGCTCTCAGATACCTTTGGTGATGAGTTTGACAATCAATTAGAAGGTGATGTCACTGTCGATGATGTTGAAACTGTAACTAGCAATGGAGTATGCTATCTGAGCATGGCAGACCAAATCTATCTGCCACATGCTTTAGACCTGCAAATTGCAGAGCATGAAAAGGCAGATGTAGTTTTCATTGATGAAGTTCAGGATCTCAGCATACTCAAAGCAGAACTGGTTTGGAGGCTGGTGAAGGACAATGCAATCAAAGTGATTGTAGGTGACTTCAAACAGGCTATCTATGCGTTCTGTGGTGCTGACAATGATGCTTTCAAGACCAATGCTGAAAAGATAGGTGCTACATTCTATCCTAACACTATTTGCTGGAGAGGAACCGCTATGGTTGCTGCTAGTGCTAGAGTTGCTTGTAAGAACTTTGTAAGCATCGCTAGAGGCCACTGGGGATTAGATATGGATGTTCCAGATTATCAAGCCCACCGTTCACCACTAGAGGCTGGATATGACTGGCCTAAAGGTGCTTTACCTGCACAGATTACTGCTGATGAGATTGTAACTGCATATCATGAGTCTAGGAGGCTACATGGTGAAGATGTGACCTTTGGGCTGCTGTGCAGAGTTAAGAGGCCATTAGCATCATTCATCAAGGTATTCTTGAAGAATGGCATCCCAGTATCAACTCCTAGCGGTAAAGATGGTATTGTCAAGCAAGCATTCGCACTGGCTAACAGGGCGCAATCTAACACCACTACTCGAAATGTAAATGCCAAATCCAGGCTAGGATTAGGCTGGAAAGATTTGTCAGTGCCAAATCAATATAGTCAAGTTATGAATTTGTCTAGCACTTTGTTGTTTTCTATTGATGAGATTAGAACACTACTCAGAGCCAAATACATCGACCTGTTCAAGGGAGATACACAGGCTTTGGCTCAATCAACTGAATATCAAGAGATGCAAGGCGACCTAGAATTGCTAGAGGCATTCGTAATGCTATGGTCTGATTCTGGCGACAGTCTAAGCGGTAAGAACATCAGTGAGGCTCTGATGAATTGGGTCAATAATACACTGTTCTCAGAGCGTGGCGGCAACGCTGTTCATATTGCTACAATCCACAAATACAAGGGAGATGAGGCAGACATCATGTTTGTAGTCAATTCCATGACAAATGATTCTGAGGATCCTGATGCACCAAAGACCATTGATTGTTTCATGAATAAGCGTTCACTAGAGGCTTCTAAGGAATCTGCAATCAATGAAATCAATATGGGTTATGTTGCATTCACTAGGGCTAAAAAGCAGAATATCATCATCAATGCTGATTTACAGGGTGTTCAATGCACAGATGCCAAAAAGAGGCTAGAGGCATACTACAATGCTGATTGGGATGTTCTAATGAATGGTGATGTAGGTGATGATGAATGAGGACAGATTTTTATACCCTACTGGGTGTGGATATGACTGACAGGGGTATGAGAACCTACTAGGAGATGAAGAAAAATGCAGGGAAATGATGACTACAACAGGATATACAATGAGGCTTTGGTTTCAATGAAAGCACTAGGGCTAGAATCGCTCAAAGATGTGAGAGAATATGCCGAAAAAATGTGGCATAAGCAATACGGTAAGAAGGACATTAGATACCAAATAGCAATTGATACTGAGAGCAGCGACACCAACCTACCGGAGTTCATGTATGTTGAAAATCTGGATGAGTTTATGGATAAATACACAGACATACTCAAGGCACAGATTATGCAGCAGTTTCAAACAATACCGGATGAAAAGAAGGAGAAGTGGTTTGGTAGGCTACAATGGGATATAATTGAGAAGATGGAACATGCAGACATAATTGAGCGTGATTCGGTTCCATCCATGTTCATTAACGATAGAGATGAGTATGGAATTACAAACTATGACAACTGGGTTCAGGATGACAGTTTCAATCCGTTTTCAGATGTCAACCCAAAGACTGAGTTTTGTCCTCATTGTGATGCCGATATGAGGCCACAGGCCATGCTTGGTGCAACAGAATGTCATTCGGCTCATTGCCCTATGTCAGATGCTGAAAAAGATTGGATTTCAAACGGTCACGCAGCAGCAGAACGCATCTCAGACGGTAAAGGTGTGCCAATCCAGCAAGATGATATTTGTCTTATCACAGAGAAGGCGATTCACACTACTACTTCTGGAGGCCGCTCAGTTCCCGCTTGTGACATCTGTGGCAGCCTACCTAACGAACATGGTCTATGCCCTATGGCACAAAAGACTGATGAGGAATTAGACATGGAGAGAAGGGTTCATGGCTCTGCTGAAACCTGCACTAGAAGTTACACAGTAATTCCAGGTTACAGAGGGCGAATGAGCCGTATTCAGCGTGACGCTTGGAATGAGAAGAACAGGCACAAGTTGAAGGTTAGAATCGGAGAGATGCCTTCCACACACTTCGCTGGTGGCAAGCCTATGAAGGATCCTCATAGGGGCGAAACAGTAGGGACTTATGACACAAAGCCTGTATGGAAAAGAACCTTTGATACCATAGTGTATGCTGATTTCCTAGATGGAAATGGCATTGTTTCAACACCTAAGAGGCAACTGGATTCTAAAGGTTCTGATGCTGTATGGAAAACAGAACCTTGCACAAAGGGATTATTCGTTTATGTAACCACTAGGTTCACAGAAGAAGTAATTCAGATACAATCCTCTTATGGGGGCAGCCTACGACATCTGAAGTTATCAAAGGCACAGAGCAAGAAGGTCAGAGAGTTTTATGGCGATAATCCTGATAAAAATCCTCAGTGGGAGGGGATAATATGAATGACGCTCTATGGTCTGCTAAAACATCCGAATTAGCCACACTACAACACCTTGCTAGGCAAATCCTAAATGAAGTTGCTAGAGTCAATTCAGAAGTCCTAGAATTAGAAAAGGAGTCAGCCAAATCAGGAATACCGTTGCACTGTGTATTTGCAGAGAGGGAGGAATCACAATGACTGGCTGTGTTTGTGACTACGGTTGCGAGATCTGTGACCCTAATGGTGAAACTAACTACATGTTCAAGGACAATGAGAGATATTCCTGTCCTCATCCAGAATGTGGTTCACATGACTATGCCGACAGCCCTAAGACAGCAGTTAGAGTTGAAGGGGGAGAAGATTTCTGCGAGCATCCATCATGCACATGGGTTGAAGGAGATGGCGTTCTTTTCGCTACTGCTGCTGAAGTTTGCTTCTGTGGTAGGTTGATTAGGGAACATACCCAAAAAGAGGCCCAAGCATGCTTAGAATGCCTAATTTTGAATGGTGGCAAAGGCTTAGACACTGAGGTTCAAATCAATGCCATTGTTGCATATGAACCAGTAAAGAGAACGGCCAAGGAGATATACGGCCTAACCGATCTTGACATTGAGTTCATCAAGTGTGAGGCATGTAATCTAGTCGATGGCCCTGGCATGTGTGATAAACATGCTGCATTGTTTAATGAGGTGAAAGAATGAATGGAATATGTATAGAATGTAATGAGCCAGTTGATGAAGTAGTAGAATGTTCAGAATGTGGTTGCTTTTGTCCTAACTGTTACGAGAAACAGGCGAACCAATGGTATCATGCACCCTTAGAAGAATCAGAGCATCACTGTCGAGACTTATGCCCCAAATGCTCAAGACTGAAAGTTTCAGAGGTCATAGCAGAAGTAGATTTGACTGATATAGATCCAAGAGAATTATACCGCACTAAACCTAGTGAAATCCTACGGTTTATCGAACAGGTAGGAGTCAGATGCACATTCTGTGAAGGCTCAGACTTCAGCAACCCAATTGCTACTCCATTTGATAGTCTCAGAGGCGTAACTACGGTATATCTGGACTGTGCCTGTGGGGAGTGCCTAGTGACTACAATCGAAGGTGATGTGAAATGAGTCCAGTTCCAAAAATCCCGCCTATTGATTGGGATGCACCGCAGAATTATTTTGGATTCAGTTCTTTGAAGCGTAGGATTTTTCATTCCTTTTTATCACCTGCTCTCCGTTATATCAGAGATAATCATGCGCCTAGTTTTGGAGATGGTATTAGGTTAGGAAAGGACTGGATGCACATTAATCAGACAATCACAGGCAAGAGTCCACTGATAACCCCTGCTGTTAGGAGAATCGGTTTATCTGAGGCCATTTACAAGCATCTTATGATAATGCAGTATGTTTCCAGATATGAAGCCGCAGAGCGTGATATTCACATGGTTGATGACTGGTCTGCTGAAGGTTCGGCAGAACTGAAAGAAAAGTTAGAAAGGAATGTTGATTTGATTGGCGAATATATGGAAAAATTAGAGGAACACCAAAAAGAAATGGAGGCTGAATGGAATGAGAATTGAGGATTTTTTAGGCAATCAACGCTATGAGTTTGAGTTACGAGTTATTATCCAGGCTCTGAAGAAGGATGGATGGAATGCGGTTAGTTGGGGTTATGATGACATTGATAAGTTTGACATTAGCGATGTCGATCTTCGCAAGAGGCCACACGGACAGATGACATATGATACAGGATTTGCTCAGATTATTGACTATGAGGAATTTGGAATCAAGTTTGAAGATAAGAATGGTAAAACTGCTTGGATTGCTTGCATGTTAGGCAATGGATGGGGAGAATTGTGTTACGATTACAGCATTAACCTTGTTCCAGAAGAGAACGGGAATCGAAATTGGAATATTAACACATATTATGACATGAATCTGCAAGAGATACTAAGATTATTCGATGTCACCAACACATTTAGGATAGTTAGCCTGTTGCCTAAACCCAAAGAAACTGATGCCGATTATGAGGCTTATTTGGCAGATGAAAAAGAGCGAACAAGAATCTTCTTTGAACAGGAACGGCAGAAGGCGATTGCCGAAAAGGAGAGAGTTAAGACAGAACGCAAAGAATGGCGAATACGATTGGCAGAAGAATATCCTCATTTGGAGAAGTTCAAATTAGGCCAATGTCCTTCTTGCGCCCGTAGCGGTAGCAACAAGGGCAATTCCATCACTTCATACACAATAACAGGAGAATGCTTGCCGCTTAGTGAGAATCAGCATGAAGTATGGTGGAGATGCGGTCATTCTAGGCTGTATAAGGTATTTCAGGAGTGAATGATATGGCTGCTACATTTCAAGAAGTTACAGCAGATGAAATGGATGAGTTTCTAACATATCTGGATTTCACTGAGGTAGATCCTGGTCATCCATGTCTTGAGAAGGTGTATCAATCTGATTACAAAGGCTCAATCAAAATCAGAATCTATACTTCGATTAGCAATAAGTATGCTAGAAGCAGAGGTAAAGATGCGATTCGAGTAATTTGTTTCGATGATGAACACAAGATTGGTTTTCACAAGTGCAAGAGGGTTCACAGGACTCAAAATTGGAGAAAGAGCATTTTACAGCGCATAGACGGCATTTATGAGGCCGACCCTACTCCAGAGCCATGTCCTGAATGTGAGGGCATCCTGCTGCCAAAGAAAGGCTCTTTTGGCGAGTTTATGGGGTGTTCTAACTATGGCAAGCCCAGTATTGACTTTGGTTGTAATTTCACTAAACCTTTTAGTGCCTAACCTGTTAGGAGGATTTACATGAACATCAATCGGTTATGGCCCTGTCCTTGGCAATCTGCCTTCGACCAATGTGATCAGCATGTGAGTAAAATGGCAACGGAATCAGTGCAAATCTTAGTCCAGGCTGCATTAACAGCAGGTGTGCCTCCAGAATTGATGCCACCTACAAAATCCACTGGAAAACCCCATCGTGGAGGCTACAAACACCATCCAGCCGTAATTTGGGCTGGTGAATCAGTTTCTAACTGGATATGGCTATTTTATCATGCTGAAGCCCTATGTCAAGAGTTTCATAGGAGGCGAGGCAAAGAACACTTTGCACAGTCTCAAATCAATCATTTACTAAGGGCTTTCAAATGGGGAGATTACCTGCCGAATATCCCTATGACTCCATCTGCAAGATGTTTCAATCAGTCCAAAGGAGAGAATCTGGATTTGGTTGATTATGAAAAGTGGCCTTGTGATTATGCAGCATATCGTGAATTTTACAGGAGAGATAAGGCTAAGTTCGCTAGATGGGAGTGGGGAGTCTCTGCGCCTAAATGGTGGCATGGAGAGCCAAATTTGAGGATTGAGGTGAAGGTATGAATAACGCACAGATGTTTTCTCTCTATCTATTGTTTTGTGTGTTTATGGCTATATTTGTCAATATGATAATTGATTTAACGGAGGAATGAATATGGGATTAGCGTGGGGTTACAAAGATAAAGTTGCATTAATGGATGATGGAAAAAAGGTTCGATATGATATTTGTCACCTTGTCGAACATGAGCATGAAAAACCGTATGATGATCAAATATGGGAGAAGATAGGAACAGGTAAAATCTTACAAATAAATGGCAAACTTCAAAAATCTGAAAAAAGATATGTGTTTTACATAAGGAATACTGCGAGTTGGGAAAAATGACTATCTTACGAGCAAGATGCCAAGAGTGCCAATGCCCTATCACTTCTGAAAGTTGGAGAATTATGAAAGAAGTGGTTCCAGCAGAATTAACTGGCGGTGTGTTTGAATATAATGCAACTTATTGTAAAAAGTGCTATGATTTCAAAATGAGTGAGTCTTGATAAGTAGCACACTTATACGAACAGTCCATGCAGCCAGCAGGTAACGGTCAACAGCCAGTATATATCATGCAGAAAGGAACTGAGCAAACAAACGGTTCAGCAGCCCAAAGAAGTAATATCCAAGCGGCAAAAGCGGTAGGAAATGCAATCAAAACGACTCTAGGGCCACTGGGCATGGATAAGATGTTGATTGATCCTGCTGGAAATGCTCTAATTACCAATGATGGAGTTTCGATATTGCGAGAGATAGGTATTGAACATCCAGCAGCCAAAATGATTGTTGAAGTGGCAAAAACTCAAGAAAGCCGGTGTTATGATGGCACTACGAGTGCAGTAGTATTGTCTGGTGCTTTACTCGAAGAAGCCGAGAGATTACTAGACAATTCTATTCATGCCACGACTATCTGCAAAGGTTTCAGGATAGCAAAGAGGTTTTGTTTAGATGAGTTAGATCAATTGTCTGCTCTCAATCTGAAGGAGTTCCAGAATCACTACAAGTTGTTACCATTGAGTCAAGAGTTAAAAGAGAAGTTAGCGTATTTGGCTGCGTTCTCATCGCTAACTGGTAAATCTGCTGAAGGTATTCAACACAAGTTAGCAGACTTAGCCAAAGATGTCGTAATAAACGCTAATGCGATAGAGGATATTCGATTTGTTTCAGCAAGTGGCACAAAAGAGGAAGATACTATGCAAATTCCAGGTATTGTAATCGAAAGAGATTTGGCAAGCCAAACCATGACAAGGACAGTTCCAGAGGCTAAGGTATTGTTGCTGGATTGCTCTGTTGAGCCTAAGAAAACTAACATGGAAGCACAGGTTCAAATTACAAATCCATCTCAAGTTGAGGAATTCTTACGCCAAGAAGAAGATTCAATTAGAGATATGGTTGAACTAATTAAGCAATCAGGTGCTAATGTAGTTCTAACTCAAAGAAAGATTGATGATTTGGCTTTGCACTACCTGAAAAAATATGGTATTACCGCAGTTCACTCAGTAAAAAAATCTGACTTAGATTCAGTTTGTCAAATATCTGGTGCAAGCGTAGTTTCGAGTTTATCAAATCCTATTGATTTTGATAACATAGGCCATTGCGCTTTCTATGTATCTGATAAGTATGAACATGATCTAATCATGGTGACAAAGAAGGACTCAAACATTAGGACAATTATCGCTTGTGGTGCTACCAATCATGTAGCAGAAGAAGTTGAAAGAGCCTTAGAAGATGCTGTGGGCGTAGCCTGGTTGATGTCACGCAATACTAACCTAACATTTGGTGGCGGTTCGACTCAAGCATACCTGTATAACCAATTGAAGGAACATTGTAGGCCAGAGGGTAGAGTTCAGATGGCTGTTGATGCTTTTGCAGAAGCACTTCTAACTATACCAAAAGCGATTGCTGAAAACGCTGGTTTAGATCCTGTGGATGAAATGCTTGCTTTAGTAAAGAACAGCAAAGATGGAAACATAAGATACTTTGTTGATGTCGAAACTGAGAAGCCATTCCCGCATGATGCGCTAATACAGGGCGTAATTGAACCAGTTGAATTACATAAGCAAGCACTTACTTCTGCCACTGAAGCAGCGATAATGGTTTTGAGGATTGATGATGTTATAAGAATGAATCCTACTCAGCCTGGGCCGCCTCAGATGTGAGAGTTTAAGTTAGATAGGTTCCTGTCCTAAATTATGGCGAAAACCAAGACAGTTAGAGTTCGTATAATTAACTATTTAAGAGACAAAGGAGATTCAACAACCGCAGACATATTTGATGCTCTAAACGATAACACATCAAAATATGGCCTACGCTCTGGAGTGACAACAAATCAATTGAATAATGTGTTAGGCAAAGAGCCACTATTCATCAAAACTATTCATGCTAATTCATTTGATGCGCCCATTATCACTAGCATGGGTGGCAATCGTTACAAAGTTTCAACATGGGCTTTGAATGAGTCTATACTAAAACAATATCCAGAGATGTTAAATCGCACCGCTAACACATGGAAAGTTACTGGGTTGGATCGACATGTCGCCTAGATTACCAGCGACTGTTCCTTTATCAAAACCATCGAAAGACAACAACATATACGCTTCACTTGTGTTTGCTTGTGTGAATTGTTGGGAGTCGGATAAATGGGGATTCATAGCATACAATGACAACGGGCGAATCTATCAAATTAGGAGATGCTTCGGAGAGTTTTGTATCAATACCACTGGTAAAGAATGCAAAGGCAAATGGATTACTCAAGACGAGCAAAGTAAGCGCACATTCCATCATTACTAGCAATAATGTTGATATACCCCGCCCCCTGTGGATTACTTGCCGATGACGGTGAGAGAAGTGAAAAGTATGAGTCGAAAGGATGTAACTGAACAAGCAAAGGGATTGAATCTATCAGCAGATGTGGGGCCAGTATTGAAACTACTAGGGGATGTAATCTCAAAGGAATGGCAAGAAACTAATGGCCTACATCTAAGCAAAGATGAGCGCAGAGATTGGGGTAAAAAGCCACTGGCTGAAATCCCACGCTCAGACATTCAAATTAGAGTTGGTAACAAATTACTGACTGTCGTTCCTAGTGATGAAAACAAATCAATGGTTTCTATCCCAGTAGGAATGAGTGACAAGGCTACGCCAGCAACCATTCCTAGAGAGTGGCTTATCGGCATGTATATTGATGCTCTCATAGAAGTCTGTGAGGGCGATACTGCTGTTGTATCAAAATACACTGAGAGCGTAAATGCGGCAATCAATCGTGCTATGCAGGTTGATGAAACGGGTAGGATGAAAGTCGATCAGAGCATTTTGCCAGAACCTAACAATCCTATCGAAGTCGCTGAGATGATTGATTCATTCAAGCGCACATTCAAGAGCAAGTCTGCTGGTAGTGCTAAGACACACTTCTCATTTGAAGTTACAGAATTAGAACAGATACCAGACCAGGCTGAAGAAATTGTTGAAGAATATGTCTCTCCAAGTGAAAGATTGCTTCAACATGCAGATACTCTAACTCCTATGGAACATGCAGAGGTGGCTGACGAGGTTTCTCATACCAGTCATCCCCAATCCGACAAGCCTGTGCATGAATCTGTTCCTGAAGCAGAGCCGGAGATTGATGTTGTCAGCCCATCATCTCTGGAGTCCATTGAAAGACAGCCTCAGTTTGAGAATGATGGAACCGATTTACCGGCTAATCCTCATAACTTCAAGAAAAATCCTACTTCATGGATAAAGTATCAACTTGCTCAAGATTACTTCAGAGCAGTAATTAGCATTCAAGATGTTGCCGACCTTGCGGATTGCCATGTGCAGACCATCAAGAGGGCATTGGATAAATTTGAAGAAGAAGCAGAATTTGTTGATTTGGATGGTCTTTTTGGGAATTGGACTGAATTAGGTTTCACTATCAGCGAGACACATAGACTTCTGATTACTTGCGAGCGTTCTCCAACAGGTCGCTATGCTAGAGGCAAACCAATTCTTTTCACCGTAGGGCCGAAAGAGGATTTGCCTTTTCATCTAGTGGTTGATTCAACAGATGGCCCAGTGGTAGTCGAAGCCCCGCAAGAGGTAAATGAAATACCAATTGAGGCTCTAATGGATGATGCGCCAATTCTCAAAGAAGTTGATGAAACAGATCCTAGTCCTGCTGTAACTCCAGTGGATGTTATTGAAGATGCTGAAGAAATGATTGCTGAAGAAAAAGCATTTGCAGAAATTAGGCAAGAGCGTCTTGAAAATGATAATGTTGGTGACGATGATTTACTAGGCGTAATTATGGGGCTGTGATTCTATGAATCGAAATAAACAAAACAGTGGCCCTAAAACTACAATATACACCAAGAAACCTAAGTCTCGCTCAACGGCAAATAAAGTATGGAATGCGGTTCATTCTGTGTATGGGCAGCCTCCTTCATGGATGCGTATGATTCCAGCCAGAAGATGGTTTGAGAATCGAGAAGGGCAGAAGGAATTTACCAACACTTCGAGATGGGAAATTTCATTTGATGATGAAGGGAAAAGATTATTGGTTTTGAGTGGGCCAGCAAAAACAGTGGTCGAGATGCTACCTACCCATTTTCAGACCTTGATTATGCAAGAGGCGTTCTAAATGGGTTTATTCCCAACGATTAGTAGATTGCCAAAAGCACCATTAACACCCGTATTTGTTACATATATGCGATGTAACACTAAGCCAACCATAATCAACAAAGGTTCCTTTCCCACTGGGAGAGATGGATGGATAAAGTTTCCAAAAGTGGGGGATATGATAGTTTTATTGCCTTATCTGGATTTACCACATGTTGCCTTGCAGGAGGAAAACGCAATTGCCTTTCTAACCATGAAAGGAGACAGGGGCTGGATGAATAAAAAAGATGCCCAGGATTATTTTGAAAATGTTCACTATGATCACCATGAAGCGGTGCAAATGGGTAGTTTATTCTATTCTGCGGGATGGGAGGCTATACCTGTGGCTTGGCTTTGCATAGATTGGGAAAAGCATTTCAGAATACGAAATGATGATAACGGATTCGATGTAAGTTCTGATTCTTTTTGGAAACAATCTCAATTAATTCATTGTTGTGATTGGTGCGGTCATGCTAACTTAAAATCAAATTGGGTTAAGAATTCTGTTTGTGAAGCGTGTGATTGGGATCCATCAAAAGATGATGGAAAGAGACAGGATTATGCAAACTTCCAAATTCCTGTTGTAGAATTCGATGAAAGTAAAGGAATAGATTTGGGTGTGGATTGGGAGTGAGACTATGGTTCTATCTCAAGACATCGCACCAATCCCGATTCTTGAAATACCAGAAGAAAGACCAAGAAAACCCTCTGCTAAAATTTCAAAAGTTTGGAAATGCGGCCATGAGGTCAATTTAGATTGGGTATTATCTGGATTTAGATACTGTCCGTATTGTGGTAGTAAATATCCTAAAAATAGATTAAATCTTATTGCCCGTTGGATTTCATATCAGCGTTGGTATGTGTCTTATCATAAGATTACAATAAGCGATGAGGACATGATGAAGGCGTAGTGAGGCTTTAATTGTCTAACCCCTGTGCATTATAGCCATGTGGCCTTTTAATAACGGCAATAAAAACAGTCCTAATCCAGAGGACATTTTGAAAATCAAACAGGAACATGAAGCATTCATCAAACCTTACACTAATCTATTGATTGAATTGTTCGCTGATCGAGGGATGTTGCTAGGTAGTGCTAGATATGGAGATATGACTGGTATCGAAAGATACGATGCTTTGTTTGAGATAGATTCACGAATTATCAAAGTAAAGGATTTGATTCAGAAGGAGGAAAATAGATGTCAACAATTATTGAATTGATAGAAACTGACATGGATGGTATGTTTCTAACAATTGACAATCAACCCTCAGTTGTAATATCAGAAACTAACGGTGCTGGCTGGAGAGAGGTTATGGTAGGAATACATGTGACTACCGATGAAAAAGAGGTCTTGAGTGATTTAGAAAAGTATCTAGTTGAAGAATTATGTTTCAAACAAAATAATGATTTTAGGGGTTGGAAATGGGATAAGGTTTTACAAGATTCTGAACAAGGTATGCGGTTTTTTGTGACAAACATTCGTAACTCTATGGAGGAAGTCATCAATGAGGATTAGTTCTGCAACATGTATAAAAAGCGGTTGTAATAACTATGTAAAATCTGGATTTAGGTTTTGTTACCAATCTAATTGTGGGATGACTAAAGAGGAATATGATAAATCTTTACAGGAGGATGAGTAAATGGCATCGAATGAAAATAAATGTCCTGATTGTGGTAATCAAATGAAAGAGAATGGAAAGAGGTTTGATCCATTTACTGGGAAAACAAGACCGATATTACAATGCGCTCAATGCAGGAGGTGGCTATTTCATGACTGAAATGCCACAGGCGACTGAGAGAGATGTTGAATGGGCTTATTACCTTTGGAACTCTTTATCGACTGGTAACGGCAGATGGGTTTTACCAGGTGTAGGGGCTTATGTGAGAACAGGAGTAAAGCAATTGACTCTTAAAGAAATCCACTTCGCTAAACCCCAAGAAAATGTATTCGATCAATCAGTGTTTGACAATCATCACTGGATTATGACTCTTGCAGATAACATTGGATGGGAGGTGAAAGAAGATGTTGTCTTAGCAACAGATACTGAAGGGGATGAGGTAAATATACCAGATGAATTGATTGGAATGGTATCTATGTGTGCTAACAGATGTGGGGCAGTATTTAGAGTTGAAGAAATGAGTCCGGCACAACAATATGTGAAGATACAAGATACACTAGCATGTCCTTGCTGTGGAGAGGAACATGCTGTTGAACCAATTCTAAAAGGAGTGTATGTTGTTGTTGATGATAGAGGATTTGTTCTAAATGAAAGCAGGAAAGAAAAACAGGAAGAAGAATAATGACTGACAAAAACTTCAATTCGACTATTCATGGGGTAGTGCCTACATTATTTTCGCCTGGTTTTGAGTTGCATGTTATGACTAGCGAAGCGTATAATTCAAGAGTGTTGAATTTGAGGTTGAATAGGATTGTGCCATCAGTTCGAGGTTATACAGGATATACTAAACAAGGGTTTATGCTCTCCAGAGACGAGGCGAAAGTGTTGTTAGAAAAACTAATTGAGGTCATACATGATGATGATGCGTGGGAAGATGAACCTGAAACTATCGTGGTGATAGATGATGAGTGATATTGATTATTCAACAGCGAGCATGAGTTGGCTAAAATGGCAAAACCATCATCTCGAAGTCATTGAAGAATTTGTCGCAGAATTAGATTTGCCTACGCAAACATCAAAGTTAGTTCACGAACTTTGGAATGATGTTAGATTACAAGCAGCAAGGGTTCCTAAATCACTTATTGTGGACTGTGTTTATGTAATTGCACACATGACTGGCAACAGGCGTTCTTTTGAGGATATGAAAACTGCTGCCAATATTGTAATTGGTAGAAGAACTAAACCATTCAATCAAGATCGTAGAAAAACAAAAGAAATCTGGATAAATACGGAGTGGGCTAAGGAAGCCATATTGTCATTAGTTCCAGACGAGCAATCATTCAAAGACTTCATGGCAAGGTGATTGTTTGAATTATCGTATTCTTAGTGAATCACTGAGAGTCTGCAAAGCCATACCCAAAGATAAATCTAAAATTGTAAAGAATATGCTTTTAATGTGTCCTTTGAGTCAATATAAAATCGCATATCTCTGCCACGCACCATCCTCAAAGCATAGACTCTCTGATGAAGATTTGCGTGAGATATATTTTCTTTTAACAGATCTTTATCCTGAAGAAGTTGAAGATAATCCGCAGCCGATACAGATGTTAGCGAACCTTTCTAAAGCCAAAAAAACCGTTGCATTAGTTGATAGAGTCTTTGAAGTAACAAGAGCCGTTTTAGATTCCTGTGAAGATAATGAAACTAGGGCTGCTTTGCTCAGACCACTGTTTTCAAGAATTACTGCTTTGGATCTCGCATGTTTTTTTGAGCGTCTTAGTAATAGACAAGGAGTAATCAATCGACATGATGTTACAAAAGCACTGGCACATGCCAACGGTGAATTGATGAGGCATGTTAGAAAAGCATCTTTTTTGATTGGTTTAGAAAAGGTATGTGATAGACTTTCTAGGCAAGAGTCGATTCATAACATACTAAGGCCAGCAATTGGAATGCCGATTTTGATACCATCTCCTTCAATCTGTGACATTCAAGATGTTCCTTTTGGTAAATCATACATTGAGATTCCAGAAGGCGAGAGAATGTCCTTACATATCTTGAAAGACGATGTAAGATTATTTAGTGCAATAGGAAATGATATTGAAATTGAAGATTCGACACTGAAAATGCTTGAGTCGGTGAATCTGAAAGAAGGAATATATCTTGTTGAATATGCCAATGGAAGGGATATTGAGATGATGTTTGTCGATTTACTAACG